TAATTTCTTTGGCACTGAAACAACTACAACAGAGTTTTCCACGCAACGGACACACTTTTTTTCAACACAGCAACCAATATTTGAAGATGCAAGTCCAGGAACTATAAATCAAGGTGGGTCAAACGCAAGTTATGAGTTCACTCTACCACTACCCACAAATATTTCATACCTTGATATTGTAGGCGTTCATATCAGAGTGAGAGCGAGAACCACTAATGGTGATCCGGCTCAGTTATTTATTTCTCAAGGTGAAGGCATGACAGATGAGAGAGTCTTATCGGAAGTGGATGGAAACGGTGACGATAATCGTCACGAAAGGTCCTCTCCCTCTTTCATGATATACCCTGCTAAAATAAGCGGTAACGAAGATGCGCTATCATTTACCCTTAGGGGTTCTGGTTCTGGTGCAGGTAAATTCTCGGTATATATTGATGCAATTGATTTCTTAGAAAGGCTAAGTGTTACAAATACGACCATAGGGGGTTAGTAAGTGGGCGACATTAATTTCGCTGATTGCTCTTTTGCGGAGCCTGGAACCTTCCCCGACCCAGACGAGGAAAATGAGGATCCCGATGGTGGTGGTACGGTTATCGTTCACCCTGACCCGCCAACACCAGCAGGAGATGTAAAGACTGGCACTTGGCCTCCACCAGACAACGGTGGAGGTGGTGGTGGTCCACCAGATGATATAATTATTGTTGTTCCTCCTAACTTAAAATGTCAGCCACAGGAGGATACCGAACCAATCATTGGTTGCATGGATCCCACTGCTGATAATTATGATCCTGATGCCACCATACCTTGTGATAATTGTTGTGAGTATGGAGGAGAAGGAGGCGGAGGAGGAGGTCCTACTACAGGTGAAGGGGACCCCACAATTGAAACCCTTTTAAGTGATGTAGAAGTTTTCTCTTTTAACTTTGAGCAGTTTATACCTAGTGATGTTCCTGGGTATGAAGGCACTACAGTTTTTGATTCCACGCTACCAGATCAACCTTTTTCTATAAATATAGAAACAATTAGTTTAAGCTTTGAGGGTTCTGAAATAAACAGCATTCCTGGAGCAAATATAGTGGGAGAAATAAAAGACTTGCCTAATGTAGGTGCTGCCACAAACACTCCCTTTTTTCAGATTACTCTTCCTACAACTCCTGAAGCGATTCAGTATTACAAAGACAATGATATCACAGGCACAGTAAGAGCTAATTTTGATATCGTTTATTTGTCCGATATTCCAGGTGGAGAGGTCGAACTTGTTGAATTACACAGAGACAATGTAGATATAACCACAGCAATAGAGGTAGAGGTTTTGGGGGATGATCCTCCTGATCCTACAGATCCTGTAATTGAATATCCACAGCCAATGATAATGCACTACAATGCTGATTCTGAGGCGCAAGAAACATACTCACCCACTCAATGGGATTTAGGTGGTAATGTTGTAGAAAGTTATGTGATTGATGTCATTCCCTCTTACCCAGCGTTCCCACCAGAGGAGAAGTATTCGCCTGAAGATATCCTTTTTAACGAAGAAACTGGTCAAGTAACATTGTTACCTTTTCAGGGTGATTTATCTGAGCGGTTGCCTGGAGGCATTAGGATAACTTTGTTCTTTAGCTTTTCTCAAAGCCAACAATTTGTAATACCACTATTACCTATTTCAGATGCACCCACTGAACCCCAGTTCTCTTATGAAGGTACAACAGCAGTTCTTTACTACAACGCACCTTTTGATGCAGAGCCTACGATTGCTATTCCTAGTGTGTGGGATGTAGCGGGAAATGAGGTTTCTTTTGAGGTTGGACAATTACAGGTTATACCCGCTGGAGATGATGGTGAAGGAAATACATGGCCTTCCGACCCAGGAGATATTCAATCTGCTGAATTGAGTTTTGACCCCATAACGGGAGCCATCTCAGTCACACCTTTTACAGGAGCTTTTTCTGTCGGTAATCTTCCTGGAGATAGTATATCGGTTATTATTTTCTGGTCAACATCAGATGGAGAATACTCTGACACCATAGTTACAGAGGTTCCTTTGGCGTTAGCTGAGTGGCCTGGAAGTAATTTAGCCTTTACGGCGGGAGGAGGTCAAGGAAACACTTTAGTGCAGAATCCTGTGACAGGTGGCAGAATTAACATACCTAACACTTACTTAACTCAAAATAGAAATCAACAAAACATAACCCCTGTTGCAAGAGTGGGTCGAAGGAATGGAGGCGTAACGAGATCGAATGTTGTTGTAAAAGCTAGACCGTTATCAACGGAAGCACAAATTAGAAAGTTAAAATCTTCTGCTTTTACGAACGGTATAACCTCTCAAAACTTTACATTTTATCAAACCTTTGTTCCATCCCCTTTCCTATCAGAGAACCTTGGGACAACAGGAGTTGATCTTTTTTCAGGTAAAGAAGATTTCACAATTAGGGCGATACAAGAAATAAACAGAAACCCACAGTTATACGAAGATTTTGCTTATAATTCAATAACAAGCAAGAAAGTTGAGGACTCTTTTAGTGAGCCAGTGAAAGCATTACTGCAAGGAAAAGTTTTTTCTGATGGAAGACCTTTAGCTAAAGTTCTCTCATCTGCGGTAAAAGACGCTTTAATTTTTGACGAGGAGAAACTGTTTAATTTAAACAGCATACAGCAATTAACAGAGTCAGGCCAGTTCAGCACTGTTGAAATATATAAACGATCTTCCTCTGCTCTAAACCAAAGAGATGCGGTAAATTTATTAATTAATAATTCTCTTCCATTAGATCCCAATGAGTACAACATAAAAAATAAAAATAGGCTGTTGAACTGGAAAATCTTAGCAGAGGACATCGACAAAAGAGTTGTATACAAAAAGTCCGATTTAACAGAGACAAATATTTACTTGCCTAATGCAGAGACATTAACTGTTGTTGATTCCACAGGCACCTCACATACAATAGATATGCAAGATGGTGATTACTTCTCTGTTGATACAGTAGATTCTGTTGATCGACTAACTGTTTTTTCTGATCGTGATAAAGCTAAAATTCTAAACTTGCAGGATACATCAAGGGCTTTTAATTTATGTAATAAAACCTATAAAATAGATATCTCTTGTAGCACTCCTCCATCATCCTTGGTTGAATTATCTGTTGATTTGAACACTCCTCGTCAAGATTATTACATACTAACTTTAGATAAGACATCAATAGTAGATCAAGTATCCACAGACCCACTATTCAAAAGCACTAAAGCCACTTACAATTATGTAACAGACACGGCAACAATAGATGATTACATTAAAAATAAAGTGTTTCCGCATTTTACAGTGATGATTAGGGATGATGATATGTTCATCAACCACTTGGAGGCTGGCGCATCAGTTACAGCATCTTTTCAAGATCTATCTTTGGATAATTATTCTAACACTCCTGATGATGTTTATGTTAGAAGAATACCTTGGTTCTTTGTGATTGTGCCATCAGATAAAACTAGTGAAGTTTTTAGCCATAGAAGATCTAAATTTGAAGATTTTAATACAAGAGTTCTTTCGGTAGTTCCTGCCCCGCAAGTAAAAAATCACAGCACAGGAACATGGGCTCAACAATTTATTAGTGAAACAGTCGTTACTGAAGGTGGCGTAAACTTTGGAGTAGATATAAGAGATGGAGTTATATATCAAGAGAACAGGGAATACTCTATTAATTATACAGCTTTAAATGATTTTGATAACTATACAACAGGAGCACCAACAGTTCCTAGAAAGAGATTACCTGTAAATGAAACTTTGCTTGAGGTGTGCTCAATAAAAACAGATTTTAGTTTAGGAGAGCGTGATTCCATGTCTTTCTATGATTTGTATACAAGATTAAAACCAAGTGTTTTTAGATCTTTAGGTAATGACACAAATAATTTGGATACTTTTAAAAATAACCTGACAAGAAATACTGTATCTACAGACAAAGATGTAAACGACACTTACTTTGTTAAAGTTAAAGAGTTGTCCAATATATCAAATAAGACACCTACTGTCTTGTCTGATGATGACGCAACAACAACAGTAAGCATATTCAGCAAAAGTAAAACAACCGCAGAGGATGTGGGTGCCGCTGCTCCCGCGCCTGAGGATCGTAGTGGTGATATAGGAGGCATTGGTTAATTATGGCTTTTATATTGTTGGAGGGTGATACAGGTGATGGAGTTTGTTTGTCTCCTGAGCATAATGTTCTTGGTATTCAGGTGCCGACAAACGCAACTACAGTATTTGATGATATTTTAGCTAAAAATACAGAAATAGGTAATCGGCCTATAGTCTTACGAGATTCAAAAGGAACAGCCACATGTGGACATACAACAACAGCTACTACAGGAACCACAGCAGCAGCAGGTAGAGTTTTTTGTGAAAATAAAGGTGTTCATTGCGATACTATTGAATTTGGAACAGGGGTTTTTGATCAGGGTGGTAACTACATCGCAAATCAGGCGACTAATTTTAGTGTTCTTGTGAACGGTAGTGGTTTTCCACCCAAAATTCAAGGAGTGGTTGCCACTGAATCTTTACCTCGCCCCTTCCAAGCTCAGTCTGAAGGCACAGAAGGGTTTGATTTTGAGATTTATGGTAAAAACCTATTACTTTTTGGTGTGCCTATAGTTAGATTTGGTTCGGAAACTCTAAACTTAGAGGATATGTTGCTTATTCCTACCGATCCAATCACAGGAATTTCTACAGGCCCTTTAAGTTATTCTAGAAGTAATCAAATACTGTCTTTCCCTTATGAGAGAATACTTTTTTCTGTTCCTGCGGGAGAGGAAGGCACTAGAGTTTCAGTGGCAGTTCAAACAACGGAGGGTCAGGATCGTATTAGAAATGTTTTTGAGTATACTGAGCAGAATTAATTTTTTTTGGCCCTTAGTGTCGAACATGAGTAAATACTCGTAGAGGGTTTTCGCCCTTATTCAATAATAACGGAGTTATAATATTATGGATTTTAGTCAGAATGTAGACAAGGAATTTGTCAACAGTATTCTTGAAAGTTCACTTTGGCAGAAAGCCAATGTTGAAGTAAAGAAAAGTGAAGTTGTTAGCGAAGAAGCTAATGAGGGCGAGATTGAAGTCGTTGATGAGTACCAGGATGGTCTCGCAAACGAATACGATGAGCCCACCACCATAGATGATGGTGACACAGATTACTCAGAGGATTCATTTACTTTGGACGATCTTCAGTATGTTCTTGATAACTTAGAGGACGAGGATCTCATGGAACACGCCATGAACATGCTTGATGTTTTTGATGTGGCTTATGAGCAGCTTTCTGAGGACTCTGATGAAGAGTATGAAGAGGATGTCGAGGAAGACGAGGAGGACGAAGACGCTGATGAGCTTGAGGAGAACATTGAAAAGGGTTACGGCGCTGGTGCCCCTCCTCATAGTGCAGCAGCCAAAAAGATTCACAAGAAGCGCATGATGCGTAAGAAGAAGTGAGCATGAACGAAATAGATATTGCAAGCTTCGCTGAAAGTCTTTTAGAAGAAGAAGTATCTAAGGGAAAGCCTGTGCAGTTCGCCGCTGCACAGGCTCCCGATGCTCCTGATGTATCAGATGTTCAGGTTTCTCACGATTTTGCATCTCAAATTTTAACCGAAAGTTTTTCGGTTGCTCCAACCCAAAGACCTGTTGCTAAGGTTGCACCAAAAGTTGAGGAGCCTAAGCCAGAGCGTATTAATGAAGAAAGCGTCTACAAGCAACATCTTTTAAACGAATACAAAAAGAAGGTCGATGATTTGAAGGAGTTAGTTTCAATTATGGAGTCTTTAGGTATCGTAGGCACTGGTGCTGCGACAGGAGCGACTTTTACCACTTCTCTAGGAACAGGTCCTATGGGTGGAAAAAAAGCAAAGAAAAAGAAACAAAGAAAACAGCATGTCCCTGGTAGATATAGTCGCTGAATCAAAAGCTAGGCCTTCAAAAAGAGGATCTTACCACACCTTAAAAGATGGTGTGGTATCATCCAAAAAATCTAAGGTTATAAATTATCCAAGTATAAAGGTGGCTTTGAGAAGAGGCTATCCAGGGCAGATTTTTTCTACAAAAGGTGCAGCGAGGCTTTATGTTATAAGCAAGGCTGGTTGGGGTAAGAAAAGCTCTGGCAAAATAGCTAAAGGGTTTACTCCTGGTTCGGCAACTCCCTCCGCAAAATGGGATAGCATCAAGGGACACTCAGTAAGAACCATGAAAAAACACGGGAAACAACGGTCCCGAAAATTTGAAAAATACAAGGTAAAGAAAAAATGATTTTAACAGATACATTTATTGTAGAAAGAGCCGAACTGATAACAGAAAACAGGGGAGGCAAAAAAACTCCAATCTTAAGAGGGGTTTTTGGTCGTTGTGAGGAGAAGAACAACAACGGCAGAGTTTATTCTAAAAACATTTTAGAAAGAGAAGTAAAAAGAATTGGCGATGCCATGACTGAGAGAAGATTACTTGGTGAGTTAGATCACCCAAGCCATGATTCAGTTAAATTAACCAATGTATCTCACTTAATTACAGGCCTTAGTTTTAAAAACAATGAGTTAATAGGCGAGTGTGAGCTTTTAGACACACCCGCAGGTAAAGTTGCTCAAGCTTTGGTTGAGGGTGGAGTTAAAGTAGGTATTTCATCCAGAGGCATGGGAACTCTTTCGGAGGAGGCAGACGGAACCAAGAGGGTTAACGAAGATTTTAGATTAGTGACCTTTGATCTTGTCGCTGATCCCTCAACTAGGGGTGCGTTCCCTGGTATATCTGAGTCTTCTCAATCAGGTTTGGTTGATGAAATCGTAAAGGACACACTTGATAAGGCAGCAAGGGAAAAAGTTTTCACTACTTTACTTAAGGACAAGTTAAGAGAGAAATCTGCTGAGTTTGCCACTCAAGACCCAGGCCCTATGGCAAAAGGTAAGCCTGAACTAGTTAAGCAAAATAAAAAGAAGCCTAGTGTTGAAGAGCCTTTCCGCAACTGGGAGGATTTTTATGGAGCTTATACTGGGAAACCTAGGGCGAAAAGAACCCGAGGCTACCAGGACTTTGATAGTGTAACAGAGCCAGCAGAAGTTTATGAAAATAAGTTTGCTGCTTTGAAAGGTATTTTAACAGAAAACTTTAGAAAAAATTAACCTCTTTTTTTTAGGGGTGTACATACTTATAGACACGGAGTTTAAATATGAGTAAATTCGATAGTATTTCACAACTTCTCCCTGAGGGGCTAACCGAGGAGACCGTTTCTGAGATCGCCACCCTCGTCAATGAGGTTATTTCAGAGGAAGTTGAGAACAAAGTAAAAGATTTAGAAAACAAAGTTCATGGTTTTCTTCGTATGAAAATTGACGAAGTAAAGTCTCACGCCATGGCTGAACTTGAGCAAGAAAACGAGACCTTCAAGAACGCCCGTATCTTTGAATCACTTAAGGCTTTGATGGCTTTAGAGCTTAACGCTGATGATGAGGATAATGCAATCTCACAAACCAGGAAAGAGTTTGATGAAGTTCAAGAAGAAAATGATGTTCTCGTTAGAGAATTAAACTCAGCTTTAACTGAGTGCTCAAAGTTAGAAAATACCTTAAGAGTTTTATCTGAGAAGATTGAGATTCTTGAGGAAGAAAAGGAAAACCTTCATGAATCCGTTGTGGTTCTAGAGGAATCCGCTAGGCTACCTTTTGAAAGTAATGAAAAGGCAGTCGTTATCTCTGAGCAAGTAGATGAAGAGATAACACAAGAAACAGTTGAACCTCATGATGGTAATGAGTTTATCAACGAAGATATGATGGCTTTTATGCCCTTTAAAAAATAATTGGAGATTATAAAAAATGGAAATTAATGTGACTGGCGATGTCGCCAATGAAACAGTCCAAAAATGGTCTCCTGTATTAGAAGGAATAGAAAGCGAGTATACAAAGAGAGTTACTGCACAACTTTTAGAGAACCAAGCAAAGGCAATCATCTCCGAGAAAGTTCGGATGGATGAGGATGTTGCTCAGGGTATCGGTGGCACCACAACCACCACACGCCTTGGTGCTTTCCAGAAGTTTGCATTCCCTCTCGTTCGTCGCGTCTATCCTGAGCTAATCGCCAACAACATCGTTGGAGTTCAGCCTATGCAGGGTCCTGTTTCCCAGATTTTCTATCTAGGAAACTCTCGTAGAGATGGGCTTGCTGGTACACCCGAGCAAGCAATTTACAGTAAGTACAACCTCACCTATAGAGGTCTTACTGCTGGTCAGATCATGGCAAGTGGTACTGGTAACTATCAAACTGATGGTACTGCCACTGGTCCTGGCCTTCCTGATGGTGCTCCTGGTGTTGGCTTCGATGTAAGTGACATCATGAACGCTACCTCTGGTGCCCCCTCAACCACCATCGGCGGTAAGATCGCTGATTTCCCAACACCTGGGAAAATGCGTGGTCTCGCTACTGGCCCTGCAAGCCTCTTAGGCTTCAATGTTTCGGCTGGTGAGCGTCTTGAGGGTTCTGGCATCCCAGAGATGATGTTCAACATTGAGCAGCAGCCAGTAGCCGCCCGTACCCGTAAGATGAGAGCCCTTTGGACTCTTGAGGCTTCTCAAGACCTTCGCGCTTATCACAACCTTGACCTTGAGCAAGAGCTTACCGACCTTCTTGGTAAGGAGCTTCGCCTTGAGATCGACCGTGAGATCGTTGAAGACCTTAGAATGCTTGCTTACGGTATCAACAAGATTGGCGAGTACGGCGACTCTGGTAACGACACCTTCTGGAACGCAAGAAACCTTGATCAGTCTTACGCAGGGGACACAGGAACTAACTTCAAGTTCGAGCCTGATTTCACTGGTGCAAGCAGCATGGACTACGATTTCACTGGTCGTTACACCCACAACAAGCCTAAGGATTACGACAATGTTTTCCTTATTGATTTCTCTGACTCAACTCTTGGTTTCGCACCACAGCATGTTGGTCATGTTTATGCTAACCTAATGGCACTTTGCCATAGGGCAGCAACCGATATCTACAAGTCCACCCTTCGTGGTCCTGGCAACTTCATCGTCACCTCCCCCACCGTTGCAGCCATGCTTCACGCAGCCGCACGAATGGAAGGTGGTGTCCAGAATGTTGACGGTCCCACAAACATGAATGGTGCCCGTGTTGAGTATCGTGGTAAGCTTGGTGGTCAATTCGACCTCTATGTTGATCCTCTTTATCCTGAGGACGAGATCATGGTTGGTTACAAAGGTGCCAATGCTATGGATTCTGGTTATGTGTATGCCCCATACATCCCACTCCAGCAGACACCCACCATCACCGACCCTGAGACTTTCCAACCCAGAAAGGGTATCATCACCCGTTACGGTAAGGCAGCAGTTGCTCCCGCATCAAGATTCTACAGAATCATTAGATTGATCGGCCCAACCGCCAACTACCTCTTCACACCATTCGTCGCTGTGAAGAACAACTCCTGGGCATAATATTCTTTAGGATATTTTTAAAAAGGGTGGGGGAACTTTTCCCCCACCCTTCTTTCTTTTTTAACTATATATAATGTACAAATATCAAAGCAAATGTAAGTTTAGAATGCTAACTACTATAGGAGATAAGATAGTAGAGATTAGACCTAAACAAATCATTGAGTCTTCTGTAAAGGTAGATAACCATTACTTGGTTCCTTTAACAAAGACAAGTGATGTTAATTATAAACCACAAAAGAAACAAGAAAAGAAGGATATAGATAATGCCAGATTACCAAGTAAACGAAAGAACGACCCCTCAGATACCTCGTCCCAAGCTTAACGGTTATGGAAGCAGCGATGGTATTTACGGTGGTGATGAGTTAACAGATTATGTCCAGGAAGGTGAGATAGACTCTCCCAATCTTAACAGGTTAACTCTTGAAGGCGCTACTGAATTTAGCAAGTTTGAAACAGTAATAAAAGACTATGTTTTAGGCATGTTAGGTTTTCCTATTGTTAGGGTTGAGCTAACAGACTTTCAACTAAAACAAACGGTACAAGAGGCGATAAACCGATTAAATTATCATGCCCCATTATGGAACCTACAGTATGCTTCCTTCGACGCCTCTGCTGGACAGAACATTTACGAGTTACCACTCTATATGATTCAAAACTTAGAGTATGTGGCTTATAGAAAAACACTACTAACTATCGCTGCCCAGGCTGGGACATTAGAGATGGATTTCTTTATTAAGTATTTCCAAGACAACTTCTTGTTCTCTAACATGCAGGTGGGAGAGTTCTACCTGTTACAACAAACCCTAGAGATGTATAGAAAGATACTAAGTGGCGATGGTGGGTTCAACATTGTTGGTGGAAAATACCTACAAATATATCCATCCCCAGCGATAACCCCAGAGAGGGTCATCATTGAGTACAGAGCGGTAAATTCTGATACAATTTTACCAGCATATCTTAACTGGGCTCAGAGATATGCGCTGGCTGTAGCCAAAGGTATTTTAGCTCAAATACGAGGTAAATTTGCTTCGGTTCCGTCTCCCGCTGGTGGGGCTACACTGAATGGAGCGCAGCTTGCACAGGAAAGCCAGCAAGAAAAAGAGGCTCTTATCCAAGAATTATTAAGTGAAATAGAGGAGCCACCTGCATTTAGTACATTCTGATGGTTAGAAAGAAAGAATTATTCGGTGTGACCACCCCGATGCCTCCTCTTCCTGAGGTTGACGCTAAAAGTAAACTGTCGTTTTTTGATCAAGAGAACGCCGATATAAACTTATTCAACCTTGTTGATGATGAGTTGATTCGCATAGCAGGTTCTGAGCTTCTGTATTACAAATACTATATTGATCGAGACTACGATGAGGTGTATCTAGAGGACAGATCAAAAACCATCGCCACTGAGCCAATAGAAGTTCACGGACATTACGAACCTAAGCCTTTAGAGCAAAACTTAACTGAGTTTGGTTTGCAATTAACGAATGATCAGTTGTTTGTATTCAACAAATCTTACATAACTCAAATGATTTCTCGCGTACCTCAAGCGGGTGATGTAATAAAACCAAAATTTCAAAACCAAAGATATGAAATCTTTGAGGTGCAAGAAGATAGCTTTCAAATATATGGCGTATACCACATTGTCTGTGCTGCTAAACTTCTTCGTGGTAGCGAGGACATTGTTGATGAGCATCTTACCAAAAAAAGTGAGGATGTTGGAGGCTACCTAGACTTACAATGACTGAAACAAATATAAGAACTAGAACAACAGAGGAGGCTTTTACTTTAACCGATGGTAATGCTTCTAGTATGGCTGATTTCAAGGGATCATCCAGGACTGGGCAGCAGTATCTGTTGAATCTGATCTCTCAAATGTCTAAGAAAAGTGTTGTGCCAATCAACGCTTACAAAGAGATAGTTAGATTTTTAATAGCAAACTTTGATAAGTTAGTTTATCTTAACAATGATTTAGAAAAGGTTGAAGTAAAATGTAGGTATGGAAATCCAGAGAGAACGATAGCTATGTTAAATGAGCATGATAATATAGTTGTTCCACTTATTACAATATCTCAAAACTCAGTCGTTGAGGCAGACACTAGAAGAAGAAACAGCACTTTATTGCTTCAGAGAACTTCTTGGAATGAAGAAACGCAAAGAGCAGAAAGGATAGTTAGTTTTTGTGATCGGCCTGTAACTTTGCAGTATAATTTAAATATTTGGTGTAAGTACATGGAGGATTTAGACCAACTAGCACAGCAAGTTAGATTAGCTTTCAACCCATCTATACCTCTAACCACAGAGTTCTCAAAAGATAGCCAAGCATTTCTAGCTCAAGAAGCTAACAACTACTCTTTTGCCTTGGCTGATAGAGAAGATAGAATTTTACAAAAAACATTTACCATATCTGTAGAGACATATATTAAGAGTCCTCAATACAAAATAACATCTACAGGTAAGATAGAAGAGGTTAACGCAGAAATAACCGTGCTCTGATTGGATAATTTTTTCCAAAAAGCCTTTCGTAACCTCTAAATACATTAGAGGTTAAATCTTGAAATCCATTAAGAATGATTCATTACAAAGGTTAGAGCTTTATCTGACCACAAAAAAGGGAACCAAAAGAATATGGTTGATGCCTAGAGAAACAGTAGTGGTCCCCAGTTATTACCTAACAAAGCAGATAACTAATCTTGCAGAGAGAAGAATTCTTACGGTCAAGAGTGCATAGAGGAATAAATTATGGCAAATTTCGTTAGTCCAGGTGTTTATGTTGTAGAAAGAGATATCAGTGATTACACCCCAGCGGTTAATCCTACTGTGGTTGGTTTAGTTGGCTTTGCTTCTAAAGGTGAGCCAAACAAAGCAAAGCTTATCACTAGCCAAGAAAACTTAGTTAAAGAGTTCGGTAGACCCATCGAAGTTCTTCCTGGTCAGGCTATTGAAGGCGCTTTAGAGATACTTGAAACATGTAACCAGCTTTACTTTGTTCGCGCACTAGATTCAGCTACAGCCTCTGATGCCAGTGCAATGATTGATATGGGCGCTTGCCCTGCTTTGGGAGTGTCTTCCGCAGGTTTAGGTGTAACGAGTAGTATTTACCTTCGAGTTCAGGTAACTAACAATGAAGGAACTAACCAGTTCGATACAGCAAAAGTTTACTCAGTTCTAGCTGGAACCTCTTACGGTGCTGGGACTGCTGCTACAACACAAGCTCAAGCTATGGCGTCTGTGTTAGGAGCAGCCTTGGACACCACAAAAGTAGGTTCCTACTTGACTGCTTCAGGCACTGATACCACAATCCCTGAGGTTGTAGGTAATTATATCGTCGGAAACTTTGCGGGATCAGGCGCAACTTTAACTGTTGAAGCGTTTGGAGATTCTGCTTTAACAGAAAGATCTCCCATTCTTTATCCCTTAGATCTCAGTGGAAATGCTAGTGGTGTTTCAGGCGTTATTCCTGCAAATGCGACAATTGGTTTAGGTGTTGGTGATGGCGCAGGTGTTGCACCTATGAACTCATATGCAAACTCAGGTATCGGAGGTCCTTCTGGTCCAGGATTCGTTTCAGCAGTTGTTAGAGGTGTGAGCTTTGTAAATGGTTCTGGAACAAATGGTCTAGGTTACTTAGCACAATCAATCTATGAGGGTGCAGGTTACAACACCTCAACCTTAACTGATGGCACTGTCTTAGGTAACTCAATTACAGTTAAGGACTTGGGTAGCTTTAATAACACTATTCAAGTAAATGAAGAGGGTGTCGCATTAGAAAACTTCAAAGTATCCTTACTAAACTCAGGCAACTTTGTAGAAGATGTGATTAACACAGGAGAGACAAACCTTACATCTAACATCATTAAAGGTAACCTATACTCAGAAGGTGTTGATCTTGCAACTATCACTAAGTTTGGAAACTACACTGATAAATTAGCAAACCTAGGGACTCTTGGGGTTGTTAGAGGATCTAAAGGTGCCATGACAGTTAACCGTGGAGGTGCTGTAGCAAGTGATACTTCTGCTGCTGAATTAAATACAGACGGAAGGTACATGGATTCAAGATTCAACAAGTTTATCGCTGGCACTTACAGCATGTTTGATGGTGACAACGGTACTGGCGCTGATTCTGACGCAGAGACCACTGCCTTAATAGGCACCACTTCGCCAAGCAGATCAGGAATGCAGGTGTTAGATGATGATCTTGTCCCTGTCACCCTTGCCGCTGTCCCAGGGATTACTACTGCGGCAGTTCAGAACGCTTTAATCACTCTAGCAGAAGCCACTGGAGACTTCTTAGCAGTATTCGGAGCACCTCACGGTGTTGGAAATGTTGGGGATGCAATTGATTACAGTAATGGTTTAACTACTTACAGATCAACACCCTTTAACAGTTCTTACGCTGCTCTCTACTTCCCACATGTTAAGGTTTTCCAAACCTTCTTAGGGAAGGATATCTTCTTAGACCCAGCAATCTTTGCAATCAGGCAGATGGGCTTTACTGATACTGTGGCAGACTTATGGTTCGCACCAGCAGGATTCCAAAGAGGTAGATTGACGAAGCCTACAGAGGTTGAGGTTTCCATCAATAGAGGAGATAGAGACGCCATGTACAGTGGTGGAAATGCGGTCAACCCCATCGTTAATTTTGCAGGACAAGGCATTACAATCTTCGGTCAAAGAACCACACAAAGAGAGCCTACCGCTCTTGACAGAATCAATGTTAGAAGATTGATGATCTTTGTGAAACGAGTTATTGAGGCAGCAACAAGACGATTTATTTTCGAGCCCAATGATCCTGTTACTCAAGAAGCAATTACTAACCTTCTTAAACCATTGTTCCAAGACATCAAGCAACGCAGAGGTATCACTGATTTTAAGGTTATCTGTGATGAGACAGTAAATACCCCTGTGAGAGTTGATAGAAACGAACTCTGGTGCAAGGTAATAATTAAGCCCACTAAGGCGGCTGAGATCTTAGTATTCGAGTTGAATATCACAAATCAATCCGCAAAGGTAAGCTAACCAAGGAAAAATAAGATATGGCATACAAACAATATTTCGCAGGAACAGACCCTATCGTAAATAGAGGTATCACTGAGCGTGATGATGTTCCTAACATTTCAACTGATCTAGATTCAGTAAGAGCTTATCAATGGGAAGTTAACTTCTTTTTTGATAAGCAAGGCGCGGGGGACGGTGCTACTCTAAACGGTAGCCAAAAGCCTTTGACCCTTGCAGCAAAGCAAGTAAACGGTATTGGAATGACAGTTGAAGACATTGAAGTTAACAGAGTTAACGACAAGGTGTACTATCCTGGCAGAGCCAGCATGGAAGAGGCTGTTGTTACTTTCGATAACTTGTCCAGAACTAAGGTTGACCGTGTTTTATATGAGTTATTTGGTAAAACATATGACCCTAGGAACGGTCAAATGGGCGACATTGGAAGAGGCACAGCCAGTAAAGGTAAGATTGAACTTGTTCAGTTACAACCTAATGGTGAGCCTCGAAATGTAATAGTCCTCATGGGTGCATATCCCAAGGCACTTACACATGGTGAGTACAACTATAGCACTAATGAATTTCATACTCTTGAAATGACCTTCCGCTATGATTACTTCATCAATACTAATGATGCTGAGGGCGAAATTAGAACAACCATCGCATAAAGCATAAAGTCAAATTTAAAAACCCAACTCGTTTGGACGCGGGTTGGGTTTATTTTTTAGCTATGATATAATATGGATTACTTCAACGAATTACTGGAAAGCTATTCTAGATTAAAGAAACGGAAGCTGGTTTTGTTAGAACAAGAACCATCTGCCAAAGAAAAGAAGGCTGAACAGGATGCAGGAGGGCGAGAGAAGGCTGAGGCCTTCTTTAATGCCGCTGACAATGAGAGAGTTGTAGCTAATTTACAAGCTATGGATGCAAAGAAAGCTCCTTATGCATACAAAGGAGACTTCAAAGGCAGATTAGTTACTAAAATTACAGGAGGACCTTTAGGTAATCGCACTATAAATGGAGCCACATTCCAAGAAATGGAATCTACTTATCCTGAACAAACTACAAAACTAGTTAACTACTTCGCAGACAACCAAGAACCCGATGAGATCACTTCTATGTTGCAAGGGGTGGGTCTTGAGGCTGCCCTTAATCGGGTGGGCAATCAGTTAGAAGACGCTGCTCCTGGTATGGAAGCGGGTATTTTAGAAAGTATCAAAGGTAAGTTGCTTACATCTTTACAAAAAGCCAACAGCCTTGTTTTGGTGGCGAGAGAGTTAGGAGTAAAAGAGAACTGGGCTGGTTGGAGCAAAGAAACAGAGAGCTATAGAGGACAGGCTGAAGGTGATGATAGTCCTGACAAGACAGGCACGGTAGGATCTTACATTTCAGGTGGGGCACCACAGAGTCTTGAGAGACAAATGGCTCAAGGAAAATTAGGAATGATCACTGAAGAAGAAGGTTTGGTTTTACAGGACATGGTTTCCGATCCCACTTTAATTCAAGGTGCTGTAGATTCAATGAATGCATTACTTTCCTTTGGTGATTCAGAAATAGAAGATAAGGACGAAAAGTGTGCCTCTTTAGGCAGTCGCGTTAGAAGTAAAGGCAAAAAATTAGTTTTACATAATCGGGGTAATATGGATGAGGGTGTGGTTATATCTAGAAACCAGTTCTTAGAGTTTGCTATCAAACAGGCTAGGGAACGGTGTGATAATCCTGGCGTGATTCCAGAGATCCCTAAGGGTATTTATACACCGCAAGAATTAAATGATGCTAGAGGCAAAGGACTAGAGACTGCTTTCGTAGCTGTTTCTTTTTACGATAGCTTAAGATCCTTAGATGATTCCACCAAAAAGAAAAAGCTCTTAAAAGATTTCGCTAAGTATGTAACTCAAGAATTGCTACTAGACCAAAGAAAGTTTGATGCTGCAAATAGATGGGCAGTAGAGACTGAGCGTAATAAGAATGCAACAGACTTGCGGGGATCTTTTGTTAGCGATATGCTTTTGGAGCTAGGAAAACAAACAAACACTCCAGCTAAACTTATAGGCTTTTTACAACGAGCCCATGAGATGGAGGCTGTAGTGGTTAATAAAATTAAACCAGAATTCAGTATCCCCCTAGGAAAAAAGACAGGTGCTGGTATAGCAGATGATATGGGTTACCTGTATAGAGATGAAAAGTCTGCACAAAATGCAGCTAATGAACTAGGCTTAGAGAGGGGAGAGACTGTCCTCACCACTACCGTTGAAGAACTTAAAAAAGAAAGCCCTGAAATGGCTGAGTTATACCAAGAAAGGTATGATTTATCTGACGATCAGCAGGTATATGTTGTTGGTAGTGGAGTAAAGTCTTACTTTGATGAAGGGTCGGTAAAAGCAGGTGAGAACAACAGTTACGAAAGAAGATCAGGCTTGGTAAATGGCACTGATACACAAAGTGTCGCAGAGGGATTCCAAGAGGTTACTATGAAAAGACTTGGTTTTAACGATGCTGATTTGTCGGATGTTAGGTCTTACCAAGCTGAGTTAGATAATATTTACGACACTATGGGTAGTATTTTACCTGAGGACTCCACCGTTCTTGTTGATGCTGAGGGCAACAGAAGGCCTATTGATTTCAAAACCACTGTTGAGATTCTAGACACTAGAATTGCGGGGTTATCATTAGATGACGCTGCCAGAAATAGACTGAAGATGCTAGTACAGAACCAGGATGGAACTAAAATAAACTTAAGTGATAAGATCGAAAGGCTTGACCTACGAGAAAACTTAGGAAGGTTGTTATTAAATGCAAAACAATCTAATGATTGTAAAGAGAGAGACTCATCTGGTCAGCTAACAGAGAAAGCCATGAGAGCCAGGAAGAATCTAGCTTATACTTGTCACATGATTGGAGGAGTAAAATTAGACAGTGCCATGAATAGGAAAACTCTAAACAGTAACAATGTTAGGGTTGGTTCCCATATGGCTCCAATCAATGAGGCAACCAAAGGTATTTTAGATCCTGACTCTGGGTTTGAGGTTGATATTGCATCCACAGGCAACACTTTATCCTTAAGGCGACAAGGTGTGGGCGGGATATCCTTAGGAACTGAGCGCACTAGAGGGGCTGATAGAGTTCCTAGAACCAGAAGCTTAGTAAGTGTTAGCAGTGAAAGCCAGAAAGATTCTGCAACTATAAATGAGACTATTAGTGTAAGACAAAAAGGCTCCGAGAATGTTCAAGATAGCTTAATGATTAACTTTTTAAGAGGTCAAGCAAAGCTACTTGAACAATTATTAGCTAACAGTTGAACCATTTTTCTTTATAGTCATCTATAATATCTTTTAATTTATAAATACTATAAGTGTTTGCTGTTAATGTTTGTTTATCATCCTTAAATATTGTAATAGAAGGAATTAATGTAGTAAACATATCTTTATAAGTAATTACTAATATATCTTTTCTATCTTGTTTATATATGATCATAGGCACTTTGCTCATTTTTTTTGCATCTTTTTCACATTGTTCTATGAACTGCCATATCTTTGAATTATAATCTAACAAACTGTAGATTGTTTGGTCGTTGTAGCCCTTTTTACACTCAATACAAAACTTGAAGTTTAGTGGTGTAATTAGGTCCCCTGCGACTGTAATGTGTTCAGGAAGCTCATGGGTGGTGGCGAAAGCGCCGCTGCCAGGAGTCCGACTGAATTCTTTGGTACTAAACTGTTCGTTAAGCATCTTAGCTATTTGTCGCTCAAAAGCACCACCTTTAGCTTTGCTGTTAACTCGTTTAGGCTTTTTTAACTTTTCTAAATTAATTTTGTCCCTCATGTACTATTATACCTTGAGTTATGAAAGAAAAATTGGTTTTAAATTTTGAGTCTTGGAATATTAAACAAATAAACAGGAGTAAAGACCGTATGAAACTACAAATTAAACTCAGCAAAGAAGAGGCGCAAGCCTTCAAAAACTTCACCGAAATGGTTAAGCCCCCTGAAATCCCTGAGGATGATTTCTTGAAAGGTATTTTTAAAATTGGTGTCGAGACAATGGAGATGAAGCTCATGGAAGCCGTGCAGCAACACGCTCAAGAGAACGACATTGATCTAGATAAACTGGCCGAAGAAACCGAAAGTGTTGAGGAAACACAAGATGAAGTACAAGATAGTAAAACTGTCTAAAGAGAATGATCTCAACCGAGAGTTGAGAAAACAAAAGCGTGAGAAAGGAGAGATTTCAATTCTCTTCGTTTCTCCTTGGGATAAATACTGCACCGCTCTGATGGAGAAGTTAGAGAAGAGGTACGACAGCAATGTGAAAGGCGGGAAGCCTTTGTATATCGTAGACAACTACAATATGCCTCACTCTTTTGTCATCTTCAAGAGCAGTGTGCTGCCTCACCTAGTTACCATCAAGCGTAACAAGGTAATCTCTGAGGACTACCTTCCCATGGTATACAAGAACCTAGACCTAGAGTAAGTCTTTTTTTAGTTCTGTATACGCATCTAGCTTTTCACTATACTTTTTGTTTTTAGTGTATAAAAGCTTGAGGTTATTGAGTATAATAGTTGTGAAGTAGTTAAAAGCGTTGCCCATTTCAGGGTTAAAGTTTTTGAGTGTTTTGAGTATTAACACAAAACACTCCTGCTTCGCATCGTCCTCTTCCAGGTTGAACGAGAATCCTGTGATGATGTTTGATATGAGTACATCGAACATTGCAAAAAGCTCGTCCTCATGTTCCTTGGGGTTTCGCTTGTAAAGCTTGATTAAGCTTTCAAATTTATTGTTATCTATGTAATGCTTCTGACTCATAATATATTATAGATGAATAACTTACACACTTTGTACGCCGCAGAAGAAGTTCAGTCACATTGTAAGGATTGTTCTATTCTTCTGAAGAAAAAGCCAGTCTATTGCGTGGAGGATTACAAGAAGTTAAAGCAGTCAGATGTGCTTTTCCTGTCTGATTCTATCAAACACAGGTTTGGAAAGTCCTACGCTTTCTCAAAACAAGAAATCGAAATTATATCTGATTTTTTTCCTGGAGATACATATCAGATGGCTGCATCAGTAAAGTGTCCGTCTGTTAAGGAAGCCGATATGAGTCCAGCAAACATGGAGGCTTGCAGGAACTACCTTCAGGCCACTATTGATAAGGTAAAACCGCGCCTTGTTTTTGTGTGCGGCAACTTAGCCATGAAGATGCTGATAAAGAAGAGCGGCATTACAGACAAGAGAGGTAAATCTTATGATTATTCAACTGATAACGGGCATGATTGCGTTGTTGTTCCTATCTTTCATCCTTATTCTGTGGTTAAGGAACCTCGGCATAGGGTATTATTCGAGACGGACATCAGGAATGCATACGAGAAGTATGTACTTGGCAAGACGCACGAAGGAAAACTCGAATACAAAGTCTTAACAGACATACAGGAAGTGGTGCATCTGGCAGAAAAGCTAAAGGACTCAGAAGAAACGCTGGCAATGGATATTGAAACCACAGGCCTTAACTTCCTAACTGACAGTATTCAAACGATAGCTATTTCATCTAGAGAGACAAACTGGGTGATCCCATGTGACCATAAGGATTCTCCTTTCAGAAAGGGTGAGCCTGACTACGGGAAAGTCTGGACTTCTTTGCGGAAGATTCTAGAGAATCCCAAGAACAAAAAGGTCTTTCACAATGCCAAGTTCGACCTCAAGTTTCTACTTAACTATGGGATCTATACTAAGAATGTGTGGGACACTAAGATCATGCACCATCTTCTTGATGAGAACCTACCTAAGAGTTTGATGGATTTGGTTAAGCTTTATTTCCCGACCGAGCTTGAAAGCCTTTAGCTATTTTTTCTAAAGCCTCGATCCGAGCTTCGTTTTTCTTCATTACTTGATCTTGTTCATCGTCCCTTGCGTCAATGTCCGCTTGGGAGACGGTGTTATGGATAGATCCAAATTTCTTGAACCAAGTTCGACCTTTCTTACTAAAGAGGGGAAGGAATACAAAGAGGATTAAATACCAATAACCCAGTGTCTTAATTAAACCACCTGTTTCGTGTAATGTAGATGCCGTAGTCCCTTGTACTGGTCCTGCACCTGCTACCTGAGCTACGACTGCCGCAGGGCTCTGAGAGGGGAAGATCATTTCTGTAACCATCACTCCACCTGCGGCCCCTGCTGCAACTGCTGCTGGCTCAGGGACAAAGGCTGCAACCGCACCTGCTCCAGCAGCACCGCCAATGGCGTGTTTAATTGTGCCGCACCCAGCCAACATTAACATTAACGATATACTTATTACTGCGTTTCTCATTGATTTTTTGGTTCCATTGACCTCTAATATATAGCCATGCTTACCATACAAAACCCCAATAAATTTGATTGGTCCTCCATGTCATTGTCTGACTGTTGTGAGGGTAATGCGATGGACTCCTACTTTACCTTGAAGCTTTTTGATTTGGTTCATGAAAAGTTAGAGGATTTAGGTGTTTTACGCTTTGCTGAGAACATCTTTTCAGATGCCATGACCACTTTTGCTGAGATGGAATATGAGGGCTTATTGGTAAGCGATGATAAGCTATCAGTTCTGGAGAAGGAGTTGTACGAGTTAACTCTAAACCAAGAGGATGACCTATACCTGTATGATCAGATACAAAAGAAAGATAATCTGTCCTCCAACAATGATTTGATAGACATCTTTTACTTAAGAGAGGGAGGCTTTGAGTTTTATCCTCCTGATAAGACAGCCAAAGGGTCTCCTTCGGTATCAGCACCTACACTTAAAATTTTACTAGAGCAAATCAATGAGGAGATTGTCAGACGATCATGAGTGCAAAGTGGCAACACAGAGACGAAGGCAAGAAGATAAGTAAGAGCGTCATCAGATCTAAGTCTTTGGATGAATTAAAAGATGCATCTAAGTTCATCACGCAGCTTTTGGAGCTAAGAAAAGCTCAGAAGCTGCAAAAAACTTATATCCATGGCACAAAAAAAGCATTGGACTACAATGAGAGCGGTAAGCTTTATGTGGATTACAGACTTGACGGAACAGCTACAGGGAGGCTTTCGTGTGCAGCGTATAATGCTGAGAAGCCCATGGGTGTTTCTTTCCACACCTTACCTAGAGAGACTACCACAAACATTAGAAGTATGTTTGTGGCACCAAAAGGTAAGGCTTTTGTGACGGTTGATTACGCTGCCATGGAACTGCGTGTTCTTGCTCATATAGCCAAAGAGAAGAGTATGCAACACGCTTTTAAATCTGGCGCGGACCTACACTCGTACACTGCTAGACTCCTGTTTAATAAAGAAGATATCACTAAAGAGGAGAGGCAGATAGCTAAGACTGTATCCTTCTTAATCGTTTATGGTGGTGGTGCTTTCAACTTATCTGAGACTATGGCTATCCCTTTGGATAGAGCGGAAGAGATTATTAGTAATTACCAAAGAGTTTACCCTGGCATCTTTAGGTATATGGAGTTTGTCAACGACTTCATTAAAGAGAATGGTTATGCCTATACGATCTTTGGAAGGAGAAGAAATCTTCCTGATGTTAGAAGCAAAGATAGGTCTGTTATTAATAGGGCTCTTAGACAGGGCCTAAATTTCACCATTCAAAGCTCTGCATCAGATATCCTTTTGTGTAGTTTGCTAGGTGTCGCAAAGAGGTTCAAAGAAAATTCTTTGGATGCTAAGGTTGTCGCAACTGTTCACGATAGTTTAGAGATTATTTCCTCAGAGAAAGATTTAGAGGCTTGCCTAGAGATAGTCTATGATGAACTAGTAAATTACCCCAACCTGCGTAGGCTCTTTGGAATTAACTTTGATGTTCCTTTAGCTGTCGATTTTGAGGTTGGCAGGTCGTTCGGTGATGGTAAGGATGTCACTTTTGCTGACAATAAGCCTACAAACCTGGACGATATTCTAGCATATCTAAAGGAAAACTAAATCTTTTTATGGTAAAGACTTTAATTATCGGAGATATTCACATCTCCAATAAGGACGCAAGATTGCGGGATGCTCAAGAGAAATGCATCAAAAAAATATATGATACCGAAAAGCCTGACGAGGTTATACAACTAGGGGACTTCTTAGACTTCAGGAAACCCTCTCCTGAGGCGATGATAACCGCTAAAAATATAATAGATCATTGGAAAAAAGAATCTAATGTATATATCCTACGAGGTAATCACTGCGCCAGCACTAAGGCCGATGATGGTGTAACAGCCATGAGCCTGTTTGAGGGCGCTGCCAACCAAAAGCTTTTACCTTATGTAAGGGATCGAGTTCAAGCAGTAAAAATAATCACCCACACATGGTTTGACCACAGAACGAAGAGGGCTTTTATTCCACACTATGAAAATGAAGAGACAATTATCCAAGCCCTTGAGCGTGTGCCTAGAGATTATACTGTTTTTGGTCACTTTGGTTACTTCGGTTGTCTTAATTCCGTTGGGGATCATGATTTTGATATCAACATTAATAGCTTCAGGAATGATACTATCCTGGGTCATATTCACAGAAAAAATGAGAGAACTTTTAAATCAAATGGACAAGAAAAATCATTACTAATTTTAGGAACTCCGTACACCACTAATTTTGGAGAGTCAGGAAAGCAAAATTACTATGCAACAATAAGTAAGGGCGAGCTTAAGTTACATGAAATAGATCATGGTCCTAGGCACATGATGATTCTTAATAAAGATCTTCCTGATTGTATTGATGACATTAATAACGATAACTACCACACTTATCTTAGAGTGGTTCTAGATGCGGGAGAGCCTTTGAATGATATAGAGGGGGTTTGCGCTGCATCCATTGATGTGAAATATGCTCCAGCGTTTGACGAGGAGGATGTCTCAACATATAGACCTAGAAGAGATCTTTTTAAGGTCAACGAAATGGTCATAGAGGACTACATAAAGTCAGCTAATTCTTGTATTGAAAAAGATAAGTTAATGGATGGATACAACTTGCTAAGGTATGAAGATTAAAAATATAAAAATTCAAAACTTTTACTCGTTTGAATCTGCTGAAGTTAACTTTGATAAGTTTAAAAATATTGTCCTAATCAAGGGTCAGAATAAAGATGCAAAGGGCTCAAACGGTTCGGGAAAGAGTGCTTTCATTGAGGCAATATACTTTGGCTTAACAGGTAAGACCATCAGGAAGAGCACAGAGGATGCCATGGTTCATGTGAAACACAAAAAGAAGTGTCTCGTTGAACTTACTTTGGACAATGGCATGAAGATTACTCGACAGAAAAAACCGTCAAAACTACATGTTTTAATTGATGGGAAAGACGAAACCAAAGAAAGCATAGCCAAGACCCAACAATACATAGACGAGGTTTTAAATTTAAATTATAAGGTATTACTGTCCTCTATGTTTTTCGGACAGGGCAACTCAGTAACTTTTTTGGAATGCTCTGCCGAAGACAAAAGAAATATAATAAAAACTTTTCTAGATTTAGATGAAGTTTTTGAGATGCGGGATAGAATAAAAACACACAAGGCTGGTTTTTATAATACCATGAAAGAGCAGGATTCTTTGATAGAGGAACACCGCTCAATGATCGAAGAGTTTACCACTAAGATTGAACAGATAAAAAAGGCGAAGGAGCATTTCTCAGGCTACGATGAAAGCATTCTTAGTTTATCTTTAGACGAAATATTAGAGGCTGAAGAGAAAGAATCTGAAAGATCTTGGCAACTTGTTTCGATAAATCGAGACATAGATAGTGTTAAGCAAGAAATAGTAAAACAAAAATCGCGGTTAGAAGTGGGGGACACGAAGGGTGTTTGTGATAAGTGTGGGCAGCCAGTAGAAGAGAAAGTAAACGCTGCGTTTATTCAAGCTGAGATCGCAAAGCTAGAAAAAGAACATTTGGTGCTGCTCAATTCTAGGGATACTTTAGAAGACGCTAAGATTGATACTCCAATAAGCTCAAAAGAATACTCAAAAGTTTTAGCTTTCAAAGAGCTTTGTAGAGATGAAACAAATTATGCTGAGTTCGTTAAATCATACAAAGATAAAATTAAAATAAGGTCTGATGTTAAGGCAGAGAACAAACTAGATTATGAGGTGATGAGGTTTTGGGAGAAGGCTTTTTCTCAACAAGGCATAATCAAATTCATAATTAGAAACATTCTAGATTACCTCAATAATAAGGTTAATTATTATTTATCTTTCTTAACAAACTCTAAGTATAGTTTATTTTTTGATGAAGAATTAAACGAAAAAGTGATAACAAATGATAGCGATATACAGTATATATCCTTATCTGGTGGTGAGAAGCGGAAGGTTAACCTAGCTGTTACCATGGCTCTGAAAGATTTACTGTTGCTTACGGATAAGAACCAAACAAATGTTCTTTTCTTAGATGAGATTGCAGAGAATCTAGATGAAGAAGGAATAACTGGTTTACATAACTTATTACAAGAGATAAAGAAAGATAAACTAATCTTTATAATCACTCATAATAAATACTTAAAAACTTTATTGCACTCTGCACCCCGTCTGTCTATTATTAAATCCAAAGGAGTATCAAAGATAACAAAATGGCGTTAGCAAATTTAAATGAGTTGGGTCAAGAAATTTTCGAGACAAGGTACGCTTACCCAGGCGAAACCAAATGGGCCGAGAGAGCTAAGTCTGTCGCAAAGGTCATGGCATCAGCCGAGAAGGATGAGGACAAAGAAAAGATTGAGAAGATCTTTTACGATGCAGTTGGTTCGGGAGACCTTATTCCAGGCGGTAGAATTATTTTCGGTGCTGGTCGCAACCGTGGTAATCATAATCTGCTTAACTGTTATGTTATTATTCCAGAAGATTCAGTCGATTCTATAGGAAAGACTGTTCAGGATATGTATAGAATATCCTGTGCTGGTGGTGGCGTAGGTTTTAATGTTTCAAAGATCAGACCTAAAGGTGACCACATTGGTAGCGTAAAAAATTCAGCCCCAGGCGCAGTATCTGTGCTTAAAATGATTAATGAGGTAGGTGAACATGTCCGTGCTGGTAAGAATCGCAGAACTGCTCTTATGGGTATCCTTAATGTTACCCACCCTGATCTACTTGAGTTTTTGCATGTAAAGTTAGATCAAGGTGAGCTAAACAATTTTAATATTTCCGTAGCCATCACCAATCGTTTCCTTGAAGCGGTGGAGTTGGATGATGATTGGTATTTCTCTTTCAACAACAAAGAGTATCATTCTTATGAACTGGTGCGACATTGGGAAGGAGACCAAGGTGATGGCATGAGTGGCTCTGGGGGTGAGGTTATTCGTGTTGTAGGCATGGATGAAGAGGATGCCATAACCCGAGCAGAGAACTTTCATAAGAAAAACTGGTCTGATAAGTTTGAAATGATTGGTCGTAAAGATATTAAGGCTAGAGAGTTATGGAATATTATCTGGGAAAACTCCGTAGAATCTGGAGATCCAGGCATCTATAACATCGACTTGGCTAATAAATATACTAATGTGTCGTATTTTGAAAGCCTTGATTCAACCAATCCTTGTGGGGAAATCTCGTTACCATCCTATGGAAACTGCTGCCTCGCTAATATTAATCTCAGTAATATGGTGCCTGATGGTAGTTCTGATCTTGATTGGAAAAGATTGGCTCGTACAGTGCGTACAGGAATTAGGTTTTTAGATAATGTTTTAACAGTTAACACATTCCCAACAGAGGAGTGTAAATTAGTTGGCGAGAGGTCTCGCCGCATCGGGCTAGGTGTGACAGGGTTACACTATATGCTCATTAAACTGGGGATCAAGTATGGTAGTGAGAAGTGCCTAGAGTTTTTAGATAGGTTGTTCAGTACGATTAGAGATGAGGCATATAAAATGTCCATCTACTTGGCTAGAGATAAGAAGCCATTCCCAGAATTTGATTACAAGAAATATTTGAATGAAGATTTTGCAAGAACGCTTCCTGCTAGAATCAGGATGCTTATTAAACGCTACGGGATTAGAAATGCAGTTATGCTTACAATTCCCCCCTGCGGAACTATCTCAATGCTCCACGGTGTTTCTAGCGGTATCGAGCCAATATTTGCTGCTATGTATAATCGCAGGTATCGCCATGCGAATATTTGGAAGGAGCAATTAGTTGTCGATCCGTTATTCCAAGAGTATTACGAAAAAGGAGTACCCCTCGATAACTTCGTGGGAGCCTACGATGTTTCGCCCGACGATCACATTAAGGTACAGGCGACGGTTCAGAAGTACATCGACTCTTGTATCTCCAAAACAATCAACCTTCCTGCTGAGGCAACACCTGAAAGCTTTTCTCAAGCGGCTTTGGACTATGCTCCATACCTGAAAGGCTTGACTGTGTATCGTGCTGGATCTAAAGGAAATGAGCCCTTACAAGCCATCCCTCTTACTCAAACCAATGTCGATAAGTACATGAAAGGCAAAGAAAAAACTGCCTCAATGCAAACAGGGGATGCCTGTTCTTTAGCAGGAGGAGACTGTGGCGCGTAGAAACGATCAAGTAACTAGAGAGGTGGTCGCTTTGGCTATCGTGTATGCTACTTTAGGATCATTATTGTTATACGGGTTACTAAATTGGTTAGGCTAATGAGTTTATTTTTAGGGTTTGTAACTGCCTGTCTTCCTCCAGTCATAGAACACACTTTCATGGTGGACGGCGCGATTGAGTGGGTCGCTAACGCAGAAGATAATATCTGTGGATTAAGTGATTTGAGAATGATTCGACAGCCTGGGGTTGTTGATTGGGTTGCTCTGATGGATTCTACATCAGAGATGAAAAAAATTAAAAGAGAGGGCATCAGAAGGGACAGTCCAGAGGGTATATTATTAATTACGAAAGCTGAGGGTAAATGTAGAACTGCTTGTGTAAAGCAGATGCGTAAAACTAAGGTGGATAGTATGTGGAAACGAATTACACATGAAAGTAAGTTGCCTTGGGAGCAGACTGACGCTGTAATTGATATCATCAACAACGAACAGAAGAAAGCTGTTCTTTTTAAGTGGAGAGAAACCGAATGACATTTGTAATACAAGAGCCTTGTGTGGCAACAAAAGACACAGCCTGTGTAGATGTTTGTCCTGTGGACTGCATTTACGAAGTAGAGCCCAAGGAGGAGTTCTTGAATCTACCCATGTTCATCCACGCTGATGAGTGCATTGATTGTGGTGCTTGCGAGCCTGAGTGTCCTGTTGATGCAATTCGCATGGATACCGAGGCCGATGAAAAGTGGATTGAAATTAATGCAAAACTTTCGGAGGAGCAAGGTTGACAAAATACGACTGGATTTGCAACGATTGTGAGGTGGTTTGGGAACAGGATCACCCTTTAGGTAAAGCGCCGAAAGAAACTGAGTGCCCTGAGTGCGGTAAAATGCGTGGAAGAAACTGGGCTTCAGTGACAACCTTTAGAATGAAGGGGGATTGTCACACAAATAGGGTCAGGTTACGAGAGAGGTATGATAAAGGTATGGACAAGGACACCGCAGAGGAGTTCTATGATACAGCGATCAAAGCCTCTAAGAGAAGTATAGAGACAGGATGGAAGAATTACTCAAAAGTTGAGCCTAACATAGCAGCCTTTAGAGAAAAGGGTTTAGTGCGAAAGAGGAGTGAGCAAGAGGCACAACAAGCGACGGAAAACGCTAAAAAATTGACAGAGGCAGTCTATAATGATAGGAACATTGACATCAAAGAGACCATTCAACGAAAGCCTCAATAATGAAATACGATTTTAGCGACGATATCCAGCGCGGCATACTATTCCTTTCCAAGTACAGCCGAGACTTTTATCTTCAGATTAGCTCACTCGTCCGTCCTGAATACTTTGAGTTCCCTATACACTCAAACATCTTTCAGGCTATCAGCCAGTATTACGAGGACTACAAGGATATCCCTAAGGACCTACACCTTCTAGAGTGTGTTAAGGATTACAAAGGGACCAAGGAGGATTTGTCTGACTATGATGACGAGCTTCATCGCGTTAACTCTATGGATGCTTCATGCATAGGGCACACCGAGTTCTTCTTGGACATTATTGAGAAGTTCGCTCAGAAGTCTGCCATGCGAGAGGCCATTACTAATAGTATAGGCCTACTCAAAGATGATAGAATGGGTGAGATCGAGACTTTGGTTCGTGATGCTCTGTGCATCAACAGAAATGTCGATCTAGGTCAGACCTACTTTGAAGATGTGTTGGCTCGATTTGAGAGAAGCCTAAACGATAACAAAGGCAACAGACATGCCACAGTGTTTGATACTTTGTCTAAAGAGTTAGAAGGTGGTTTAGGTAATAAAGAATTAGCTATGGTTGTTGCCCCTCCAGGGGTAGGAAAGTCTCTGTACTTGGTCAATCAAGGTGTTCAGGCTTTGATGAACAACAAGAAAGTCCTATACATTAGTTTAGAGATGAGTGAGGATAGGATTGCGGCAAGGTTTGATTCAGTTATGACCTTGATTCCGCAGAAGAAACTGAAGGATAGCATTTCCCTGCTTCAAAAGAGACTTAGCCTGTTTTCAGAGAAATTTCCTGATGGTCAACTCATGATTAAAGAGTTCCCTACGGGACTAGCCAACATTAATGATGTTAGGTCTCTTCTTGTGCAGCTTCAAAACTATCATGATTTCAAGCCTGATGTGATTCTGATTGATTATCTTGAGCTTCTACGCCCAACACGGGATGGTCTAGCGGAGTATCAAGCACAGCAGAGAATCTCTGAGGAATTGAGGGGACTTGCTGTTGAGGGTGATGTCTTGGTTTGGACTGCAACCCAAACTAACCGACAAGGTAGATCAGTAAAACTCATTACAGATGCCGAGTTGGCAGACGCATACGGAAAGATTAGAACCTGTGATTACGCGATCTCTTTAAACCAGACAGAAGAGGAGTTCGATGATGGTCAGATGAGATGTTATGTTATGAAGTCTAGAAATGGAAAGCAGAGGTTCGTTGTTCCTGTTTCTATTGATTACAGCACCCTAACTTTAAGTGAGGCTGATCCGTATGAGTCGGAAGAGTAAGCACCTATTTGATCTCATTGGAAGCCAAGGCCTTGTTTATGGTCGCGTCGATGTTGGGTGGGCTGTATTTGACATTAAACTAGTTTCTGGTTTGAAGTCAGGAGAATCGACCTGTTGGGGAACTTGTGATTTCGACACCTATGTCATTAGCTTAGAAAAAAAGATGGATGATGCTCCTGCGAGAGAAACTTTGCTGCATGAAATTTGTCATATCTTCTTAGACTTCTGTGGGTTAGGAGGAGCGGGTGAAGAAAGCGAGGAATCCATAACAACTTCAAACGAGGCTGTGACTATTACAATGTCTAGAGCGATGATTATGTTCGCTCGACTAAACCCAGAACTAGCAAAAGAATTATTATGCCTAAATTAGATATAAATAAAATTATTAATGACCTAGATATGGATACATACAATGAGATTTGTCAAAGTATAACTAAGATAGATAGGACAAACATGGATGTTGAGTTATCTCGTCACGCAAGCCATTACTCCTACTACTCAGCTATGCAGGATCTTTGTAAGAAGAAGTTGGATGACAAAAACTTAGAACTAACCATGTACATGGCTAGAACAAGAAAAGAGAGAACGGAAGAGGGAAGAGGCCTAGCAAAGAAGCCTACAGCAAAAGACTTAGACGATTTCGTCCTGTCCCAAGAGGAGTACGGGCGCATTTGTCTTCAAGTGAATGAATTAACTTTGAAGTATAATATGCTAAAAAGTTTAGTTCAGTCGCTGAGTCAGAAAAAAGACTTGCTTGTGCAGCTATCAGCTAACATGCGAGCAGAAAAAAACATTTACAGCTAACACAACTGGCACAGTCTGCCTATTATAGCACTCACAGCTTAACTAACTACAAAGGAGTTTATCATGGCTATTGATTTAGATAAAATTAAGGAAATCCACGCAAACCTTTCAGGCAAAGGCACTGCTGGTGGAGGGATGTCAGACGCATTCCTCAAGATTGAAGAGGGCACGAACACTATTCGTATCATGCCCCCCAAGGAAGAGGATCAGGACTTCTATGCGATGACTAAATTGCACAGGATTCCTATGGCTGATGGCACTGTGAAGAATATTCACTGCCGACAGGTTCATGGGGAGCAGTGTCCTATCTGCAACCTTTACTACTCTTTGTGGAAAGAGCCCACAAAGGATGAGAATCTCGCTCGACAAATTAAAGGGCGTGATCGCTACTACATGAATGTAGTTGATCGAAACACAGGGGATGTCAAGATCCTCTCTGTAGGCATCCTACTATTCAAGAAAATTATTGCAGCGATGGTTGATCCCGATTACGGCGATATCACCGACGCTGAGGAGGGTCACGATTTCAAGATTGTCAAGGTCATGGAAGGACAATGGCCCAAGTATGACCAATCAGCACCTCGCCCCAAATCCACCCCTGCGGGTAGCGGCAAGGAGGTTGCTGAGTGGATGGACTCTCTGCATGATATCCAGAATCTTGTGAAGCTGGAGGATTATGAGGAGCTTAAGCAGATCGCTGAAAGTATCAACCCTTTCGCAGCGGTTGAGAGGTCTGCTAACGACATCAACCGTTCTACTACAGAGGTTGGTGATGATGATTACATGGAAAGATTACAATCATGAAAAATATTATTCTACCTGCCGCTTTTGCGGTTCTACTCGGAACGGGTCTGATGTCCTGTTCCATGGTTGAGACCTTCACTGCTGAAGGCGCAGCCGACAGCCCTGGAGGCTTTCTCGACACCTTGTGGACTCTATTGAAGGGTTTCCTTCCCAGCCTTGCAGCGTGGGAAGGTGGGTGCGCTGTTTTTAGCCCCAGAAAGAGGCAACACTACTCTAACATGGTTATGGCTATTGTTCCTATGAACAAGAACATGGAGTTTGGGGATGCTCTTAAGTCTTTAGGCTCTGGCCTTGGACTTGCTCACTCCTCCGACGCTAGTAAAGCCGCCAATGATGAGGAAGTTGCTGCTAAAAAAGTTGAGGCTGCAAAACCTGCAAAAAAAGCATAACAACTAAAAAGTAGGATCTATAATAAGAGGAGCTTTCGGGCTCCTCTTATTTTTTATATATGGAAAAACTAAAGATTTTATGTTGCCCAGCCAATGATGGTGGGTGCAGTTATTACAGGGCTTGGTCACCTTTTGCTAAACTTGCAGAGAAGTTTCCTGATTTAATTGAACTTCGGTTCGACAAAAATCCTCTAGGACTAGACCCAGAAAAAGGTCAGTGGGACGAGAGTTTTGATTTTGAAAATATGAAGTGGGCAGACATTGTTATGACTCAAAACATCTGCAACTGGGGTGGTCCTTACACTGCTCGCATTGTAGGTAAGGCAAAAGAGTTTGGCAAGTTCGTACATTTCGATACTGATGACCTTCTAACCGAGTTGTATGATGGACACAGACTAAAGCAAGTTTATGAGGAGCGAGGGCTTTCAGATATAACTAAATTCATTTACGCTAACTCAGATTTAGTTACGGTCACACAAAGAAAGTTTGCTGAAAGAATACATGAGTATTGTGGTGGTGTTTTAGCCGTTATCAAGAACGCTATTGATTATAATCTGCCTTGCTGGAATGTTCCTAAGTCTAGACCTAGAAAGAAGAGAGTTGTTAGGATAGGCTGGGCAGGAGGTATTCACCATGAGGAGGATGTAAAGGAATTCGCTGGAGTGCCTCACTTTGTTAACCAGCGCGTTGGAAAAGAGAATGTTGAATGGCACTTCTTCGGTCGCCCACCCCGAGTTCCTGGTGAAGAGCAGACTGATGAGTGGCAGTTTGATGTGTGGAAAAACTACCAACGAATTCTGTTGCAGGGATTTAAAGGCGCAAACAATTGGTTCATTCATGATGCCATGTCTACAGATAGGTATGGAGAAATATTCTCTCATGTTGATCTTGCCATTGCACCTTTACAGATGAATGCTTTTAATGATTCTAAATCAGAGATTAAGGTCGCTGAATGTGGCAGATACAAGATACCTTTAGTGGCCTCGAATGTTGGCTGTTATGATGAAACAATTAAAAACGGAAAGACAGGGTATTTGATAGATCCAGGCGCACCACCTAAAGATTGGGTTAATACTCTAACGAAGATAATCAAAAACCCAAAACATAGATTAGAGATGGGACAGAACTTACATAATCTTACAGAGGAATACTTTGATTTGAATAAAGTAGTAAGGTCCCGTTTGGAGTTGTATAGAGATGCTTTCGACTTGAGAGGTGCGAAAGATCTTCATGAAAAAATGTGTGCTTTGTTAGGGGAAGGGAGCCCCGAGACTTATGATTTACCAGTGTTACCCAAAAAGTGAACATAAAAAGGACTTGTTCAAGGAGGGTCCTTACAAGGGTTTCGGCTTGGAGCCTGGAGTGAATAAACTATTAACTTTGAATTGTCCTGAGCTAAGAGATCCTAAGACAAGAATGCAGTTGACAGAGTATGCTTGTTTTTTGTGGCATTGGAGAAACCCTGGGTATGATACTGATACTTGGTTTGGGACCACTTCTTTTAGGCAGTTAGATAAGTTTCCCCATATATTCAAATCTAAGGATGAGATCAGAGACTTATTGGCTGATAATAAAATTGTTGGGTGGGGTGAGTACGATTGTTACGCAGTAACTAGAAAACCGTCTCCTAAGATGATAGAGGATCATGGATTAAAGGTGAACAATCTACCTGATGATGGCGCTTTTGCGATACCCATATCCCTCAAAGAGCAAGCTGATTTATGTCACCCAGGAATCAGCGACTACATTGAGTTCATGTTTAAGAAGTTTGGTCATACGATCCCTGATGATTGGAGTAAAGTGACCCGAGGCTTTTATGCAAACTACTGGGTTATGAGTAAAGAGTTATTGAATGATTTCATGAACTTCTCTTGGCCTATGGTGAAGTGGAGTCTGGAGAATATAGAGATAACTCATTACTATAATATTCAACCTGTTTATGGAACTGTGAGCAACAATAAGGCTACGGGATACTTCATGGAGAGATTATTTATGCTCTGGTATCTGTCCAGGGGGATTACACCCTATAACCCTTCCGAACCCAGCCAACTAATGAACAAGTACGAATGGGAGGGGGATTATGCTGAATAGTTACTGCACCTTATCAGATATAAATTATTTGGACCGAGGTTTAGCATTGTACACATCCTTATGTGAGCATTCGACAGATAAGCCTTGGATTTTGAGTTACCTTTGTTTGGATGATGAGTCTTACAAGAAATTAGTTCAGTTAGATCTACCTTATATGCATGTTTATCATATCGAACAGTTTGATATAAATGAAGACTTGAAAGAGGCAAAAGGTAACAGGGATAGGAAAGATTATATCTTTACTTTGGCATCATACTTCAGCGACCACTTATTAAACTCTTTGGGTCATGACAGTATCTTCTACATGGATTCTGACATTTATTTTTATGATGATCCACAAACCATTATTGATTGCTGCGATGAGAAGGATTGTGGCATAATGCTGCACAGACACAACTTTGTGGGGCATAGAGATGGAGGCTTCAATGTTGGGGTGGTGTGGTTTAAAAACTCTGATAAAGGTAAAGAGATTTTGTCTTGGTGGAAGAACGCTGTGCTAAAAAAGGAGCCAAAGGAGCTTTCGATCATGGGAGATCAGAAGTATTTGGAAGCATTCATTCCTATGTTTGGAGAGGATTCAGTTAAGATTATTGATGAGGACATAGGACATGGAGCCCCTTGGAACTTTAGGCTTTATGTTTATGATGATTTCAAAGACAAAGGAATCATAGGATGGGGTGACAAAAAACAGAAGTTGGTGTTCAATCACTTCTCACAATTCTGGTATGATTTGAATGAGAAGAAGATTTCATTTGATAACAATGTTTATGGTCACCTGACATATAATGGTGCTGTCTTCATGGTTCCCGAGGTTTATGGTATGTATGAGGGTTACTTTTCAGCGTTAGCGGAGGTTAAAGAAAAATGGCTTTAAAAATAGCTTTTGGTATGATTGTGTTTGAGGGCGATTATGTTTTACATGAGGCGCTAGAATCTGTTTACCCATACGCAGAACAGATACTTATTGCAGAGGGTCCAGTGCAGTTTTGGCAAGATAGAGGTAAGGTAACATCTACAGATAAAACGAATCAAATAATTGATAACTTTCCTGATCCTGAGGGTAAGATCTCCATTGTTCACGGACAGTTTGCCGAAAAAGATGAGCAGTGTAGAGCATACATGCCGTTCTTAAATGATGATATAGATTACATTTGGAATCTTGATTCTGATGAGGTATTCAAAGGCGAAGATATCGAGAAGATAATTGAAATTTTGGAGAAAGAAAAGTACACTTCTGTGGGCGTCAGAAGCTGTTCTTTTTACGGCGGGTTCAACCATTACATAAGTGGTTTCGAGCAAATGAAGGACAATTTTTTGCGGATTTTTAAGGTATATCCTGGGGCAAATTGGCTCACGCACAGACCACCGACAATAGTGGCTCCCGAGGGAGTTGAGACTTTGCCAGAGAAACACTTAGATAGCGAAACTTTGTGGAGAGATCACGGTGTACAGATGTACCACTACTCTTATGTTTTCCCAACTCAAGTAAAGAATAAGTTAGAATATTACAAGGCCAAAGTTAGTAAGCAGTATTGTCACCCTAATTACTTTGATGATATTTATTTACCGTGGGTAACAGGCAACCGAGAGGTTGAGAAAGCTTGGAAAGGTGTGCATGAGTTTAATCCTAATATAAGAATGCACTCTTTTACAGAAGAGTTTAGTGGCTCTCATCCTGTAGCAATACTTAAGAGTATGGACAAATTAACAACGAGATTACATGACGAATTACAAAGATTCTTGGAAGAATAAAAAAGTTTTTGAGGCTCAACTCGCCCTCAATGAAAAAGAGTTAGACGCTTATCCCTTCCATTGGAATTGCTTTTTGGCTGCCATGGGGTTCTTAAAAGATAAGCCTAAATCGTTTTTAGATTTAGGTTGTGGATGCGGCGTGTTCTCTCAGATTTGCAATACGCACTTTCCTGAAATGCAATACAAAGGTGTTGATTATGCACAGGAGGCAATCGAAACAGCAGCTAAAAGATGGGGAGATTCAGACTTTATTTGGGAAGTTAAAAACTATAATGATTTATGTGGCGATGATCTAAATTTCGATGTCCTACACGCTGGCGCTATGTTGGATGTTCTGCCTGACGCAGATGAGGCCTTGAGTCATTTGTGTCAATTAGGTTATGAGAATCTAATTTTTGGTAGGATGAAAATTATTGGAGAGGACAGCAGGGTTGAAACATATGAGGCTTACGATTTAATAACAACTTATGCATTCTACCACAACCAGGACTATCTTCATAAAACACTCCAAAGCAACGGCTATCACTACGCTGTTGTGGGAAACCCAGACAACGCCACCGTGGTTGCATCAAAAAAGGAATTAACTTTTGATTAATTTATTTAATTTAAATAATTACACCGTAGACTTAGGATCTTTTGATCATCATTTACATGGAAGCATAGTCACCGAGTTTGAACAAGAATTTTGTTCTTATGTCGGTGCAAAGCATGGCTGCGCTTTGAGCAGTGCCACAAATGCCATTTTTTTATCTTTGTTAGGCAAGAACACTGAGGTTACAATACCAAGTCTAATACCTCCTGTTGTGGCGAATGCAATCGTGAATTCAGGCAATAAGGTAGCATTCAGAGACCAGATTTCATGGGTGGGTGATAGTTATCTTTTACACAACTTTGGTGATTATAAGATAGTTGATTCTGCACAAAAGGTCGAAAGAAACCAATTCGCTCAATGTGATCCGCAAGATCTTATGTTTTTTAGTTTTTACCCCACAAAACCTGTAGGTGGCATTGATGGGGGTATAATCGTTTCCGACGATGAAGAAAAGATTAATTGGTTTAGGGAGGCGTCGATGAACGGCATGAGCTACGCAGTACACAACTGGGAGAGAAAGCAGAAGTTCCCAGGGTGGAAGATGTACATGAACTCTTCACAAGCGTATGTGGCGCTTCAAAACCTTAGAAAACTAGACGAGAAGAAGCGTCGGCTGGCAGTAATCAGACTAAGGTACAATAGACACTTTAATGAGGTCAACACCAGCGACCATCTGTATAGAATAAATGTAACTGATAGATCAACTGCAATGCAAACTCTTAAGGAGAAAGGCATTGTGTGTGGAATCCACTATGAGCCTCTACATAAGTCCGAAGTATTTTTTAGTGACGATTCTCTGCCTTGGTCGGAGAATGAAGCAAAAACAACAATGAGCATTCCTTTTCACGAAGCCATGACAGATGAAGAGGTCGATAAGGTGATCACCGAAGTTGGTAAATTTATCTAAAAGCATAGCTTTGGTAGGATCTAGTGATATCCTTCTGGATAATGATTATGGAGACTTGATAGACTCGCATGACCAAGTTGTAAGATTTAATAATGCCATTGTCACAGGCTATGAAAAACATGTAGGAGCGAGAACTGATATTAGGGTTTCCAACCCTCATGTTTTTGATGATCACCCTGATCACCACATTCATGATGTTAGACCAGGGAGTTTAAAGCATCGGCAGGACAATCCTGAGGAGAAGTATGATTTAGTTCACGCTAATTCCTACAGACAGCCCTTATTACTGCATACTCTAACTCATGGAATACCTGAATGCCCTACCGCAAAGCAAATCCAGAAGGAGTACACAGTGGGCACCAGTTTCGTCATACTGTGTGTGTTAGAGGGGATAGTTCCTAGTCTTTTTGGATTTAGTTTGGATATGGATAGGAGAGGAACACATTATTGGCAAGATAGAGAAGCCCCCAACATGGTTGGACATGATCAACTACAAGAACAGCAACTTCTACGGGAGTTGTCGCAAGCTAAAAAGATAAAGGTTTACCAATGACAAAAACAGTTATTCCCATCCCTCCCTCTTTTAACAAAGGGGGTCTCATGATAGAACATCACCAAACCTTTGAGTATCTCCAATGGTTATACTCAAAAGGGATAGATGAAGTTATGACAACCGCAGGAACATCTCAATTCAATATGATGAATAATCAGGAGATTTGTCATTTTAATGAGACTGTTGGCGCGTGTTTTCCAGGAAGAAAGATTTTAGGTGTTCCTGCATACAACACCTTTGACATGCAGATTTTCATAGACGATATCAAAGGTAAAGAGATAAAAAACGCATGTTTTATGCTTCTTTATCCTGATAGATTTTATGACACCGAAACACTAGTTGATTATTTTAAAGCAGGTAGCGATGCTTCTGAGGGTCCAGTGTATTTGCATGACATGGGTATGCGTAATGGAACTGGAGGTTCTTGGGAATACACTGCTGACTTGATAAATGATATGTATGCTCAAGGAATCATAAAAGGTATTAAGGAGGAGCATTCCACACTAGATTCTGCTTTTAAGTTTGTAAGTAGGTTGGATGAGGGCCTCGATGTCATCGTTGCAGGAGGAAGCATGAGAAGACATCAATTCCTTCGACACGCAGGGGCTAATGCCTTTTTGGGTGGGATAGGTAATTTAGCACCAGAGGTCGAGCTTGAATACTGCTCTTTAGTGGATCAAGAGTACACCAAAGAAGCTAAAGAGGTCGATTTCTTATTGCAGAAAGAAACTACCCTGTTTGAAACTTTTATGAAATTTGGATGGCACAGATCTTTAAGAGAAGGAATATCACAAATAGGATGTGGGTGCGACTATGATAGAATGCCTTGGCCTAAACGCGACGATTTTTTCAAGGCTGAGATAAAAAATTGTCTGGAGAAAACAATAAAATGAAAGATAAAGTATGGCTTCTAGGTCCCTGCTCTTTGGAGGATAGGGACACATTTATGTTTACATTAAGCATGATTAGTGCTGAAATGACACCTGAAGATGATTGGTACATGAAAGCCAGTTTCGATAAGGCGAATAGAACATCTTTACATGGAGGTCGAGGCCCTGGCTTAGACTACTGTAAGGATGTATGGGCAGAAGCTAAGGAGTTATACCCTGGCACTAAGTTCATTACGGATGTTCACGAAACCCATCAAGTTGAGCAGTTAGTGGGCCATGTGGATGCTATTCAGATCCCTGCGTTCTTAGGTAGGCAGACAGACTTAATTGTTGAGTGCGCCAAGCATTTCGATAAGATTAACATTAAGAAAGGGCAGTGGTTAGGCCCTAACAACTTGATTAAGTCTGTGGATAAAGTAAAAGAGGTTAATCCTGATTGCGAGGCTTGGATTTGCGACAGAGGCACCAATTTTGGTTACTATGATCTTTTCGTGAATTTTGGAATCGTTGATGAGCTTAAAAAATATTATGATAAGGTCATACTCGATTGCACTCATGCGACTCAAAGATCTAGGGGTGTTTACGGCAAACAAGGAGATCCTATTCTAGCGGAGAGGTACTTCATGGCTGCAAACCTCTTTAATTACGATGGTGTTTTCGCAGAGATTCACCCTAGACCTAATGATGCGGTCTCAGATGGAGATTGTCAATTAAGCGTCTCACAGTTCAGAGAAGTCTTGAAAAAGACGAGAATGATTGACGCTCTCCCACCTGTGGGTAGGCATCATAGAGTTGTGGGGGACTAGTTGAGACGGTTAGCTGTAATTCCCGCAAGATCAGGCTCAACCAGACTAAAGAATAAGAACACATTCCCTTTAGGAGGGAAGCCTCTTATTCGTTGGATGACTGAGGCTGTTATTAACTCTAAGTGTTTTGATAAAGTTATCATCTCGACAGACGGATCACACATCTTTGATGCTGTAGAAGATTTGCCTGTCGAGAGGCACTACAGACCCGACAGCCATGCCACAGTTAGGGCAACCGTACTTGATGCCATGATAGATCTCATGGAAGGTGTGCAAGAGGAGTATGATGTTTTCTCTTATTTCCTTCCTACCTGCCCGTTCATTAGTCCGTTGGACATTGTGAAGGGCGTAGAAGCTTTGGATCCTAGCACAGACACCGTTATTAGCATGACTGAAATTCCAGAGACACTACAACTTGCCTGTGTTATGAAAGATGATTGGGTTTTGCCTGTCTATGATAATTTAGAACTGGGAATGACAAATAGCAAGTTCCTAAAGAAGTATTACAAACCCTCTGGTGCGTTTTACATGGGGTGGTGGGACACAATCATACAGAATAGAAACTTTTTTAAGGGCAGCACCAAAGGAGTTCGCATCCCTCAAGAGAGATCAATAGATATCAACGACATCTATGACATACAATTAGCAAATAATTTATTAACATGACAAAAGAAACATTTCTTGATCTTGGCTTTCAGCCGATAGCAAACGGCTTCCTAAAAGAGGGTGAAACCGACAACGAGTTTTTCTTCCCTTTAGAGGTCGCGTTAGATGAGGACACCTTTCTGGTGACTCAAAAAGAGTATGTGTCACCAGAGAAGATGTTTAACGACACTTACGCTTATAGAGGGTCAATGTCCAAAACAATGGTTGAGCATTTTAAAAATATTTCGATGACTTTGGGTGCTTACCTAGACCCAAACCCTAAAGTTCTAGAGATAGGTAGCAATGATGGTGTTTTCATCAAGAACTGGGGCACAGAAACAACTTACGCTGTTGAACCTTGCGGTAACTTTGCCAAGGAAACAAATGATCTGGGTTACAAGACTTACAGCAGGTTTTGGAACAAAGATTTATCTAACGATATTGTAGCCGAAGTAGGGACCATGGACTTGGTGTTTGCTGCAAACTGTATGTGCCATATTCCTGATTTGGAGGAGACTTTTGGCGCTGTTGCGAATGTTCTCGACAAAGAGGGCTTGTTTGTTTTTGAAGACCCCTCTTTGGCTAAGATGATAAACCTAAACTCATACGACCAAATTTATGATGAACACGCGCACATCTTTTCTGTTCTGGCTCTTAAAAATGAATTAGAAAAAGTAGGCATGAGAATCATTCGCGTGGATGAGCTTTCGGTGCATGGTGGATCTAATCGAATCTGGGCTGTACATCAGGATTCTTCTTGGGTTGAAAACAGTAGTGTTTCTCAAGCGTTATCTTTTGAGAGGCTTTTAGGGTTAGACATGCTAGAGGTTTACGATAGGTTTAGCACAAGAGTGGCTCAATCAAAGTTAGATCTACAGACTCTTTTGTGGTCATGTAAAGATAATGGACATAAGGTGATCAGTTATGGTGCTACATCAAAATCAACAACAATTTTTAATTATTGCGATATTGGTTCAGAGTTGATTGATTACATCGTAGACACTACACCAGAAAAGCAAGGTAAGCTCTCTCCAGGTACGCACATTCCCATTACAAAACCTTTAGGGTTGATTGAAGATGATATTAATTATTGCTTCTTGGGTGCTTGGAACTTCATGGATGAGATATCCAAAAAAGAATCAGCTTTTCTGGAGCGCGGTGGTAGGTTTATCACTCATGTTCCAATCGTGAGGTTCGTGTGAGTGAGTTAATAGAAAAACCTGTCTTTCAAGACATTCAGTATCATGAGGATGACAGAGCCCAGAGGTACTTAAATGTTTTCCCTCATATAGAAGGACAATTAAATGTTTCGTTTGTTAATTCAACGAAGCATATAGTTGCTTGGCATAAACATGACATACAAAGTGATTTTTGGTGTTGTTTAAAAGGTTCATTTAAAGTTGGTTTAGCCACTGACGATGGATCTATAAGGTGGGAGTATCTGTCAGAGAAAACTAATAAGGTGTTGGAGATTCCACCTGGGGTGTATCATGGCTACAAGGCTTTAGAGCCAAACTCTATCTTGATGTATCACTTGACGCATAAATACAATCCTAAGGATGAGATTAGAGCAAAGGTAGGTGCGTTTGGCGAAAAATGGGAAACAGAAAACAAGTAACCGTTGATGATGTTCAGTTTTACAACATGAGAACTGTTGTGGATGAGAATGGCAATCTGACCCCGATACAATCGAATGAGGCTTTACCGTTCTCTATTCAACGAGTTTTTTATGTTTATGGTGTAAGGAGTGAGGAACTTCGTGGTTGTCACGCTCACTACGAAACAAAACAGCTTCTTATTTGTTTAAACGGTAAGATACAGGTGATTTGTAAAGACGGCGAGAATGAGAGACAATTCCTTCTTGAGTCCCCACAACAAGCACTTTATGTGCCTGAAATGATTTGGGATGAGCAGTTGTATAGATCGGAGGATTCAGTTTTGCTGTCTATTTGTAGTACAAAGTGGGATCCTAGCGATTACATACACAATTATGATGAGTTCAAAAAGATAAAAGGTTCTTTAGAATGAGGATACTAGTTACAGGTGGTTGTGGGCACATAGGCTCAAAGTTTATTAGAAGTTACAAGAAGCACGATCTTACCGTTGTTGATAATTTATCGACTCAAAGATACTGCTCTTTGTTTTCTTTGGATAGGAACATCAAGTTTTTTAATTTAGATTTCGGTGACTTGACGCTTGATTATTTGAAGCAGTTTGATGTCGTTATTCACCTAGCAGCCATAACAGATGCACCAAGTACATTCAAAGATCCTAGTCTTTTGGAAAAAACTAATGTTGAAAAGACTAAGAGGTTCTTTGATACTTGCCGTCTTGCTGGATGTAGGGTCATTTTTCCTTCCTCCACCAGTGTATATGGAAAAGCAGTTGATGAAGTGTTTGAGGATGATGAATCTGCACTCAACCCACAAAGCCCGTATGCGGAGGCTAAGATTAACATAGAAAACTACCTCAGAGCCAATGATGGTAGGTTTACTATTTTGCGTTTTGGCACCATCTTCGGTTATAGTGAGGGTATGAGGTTTCATACAGCTATAAACAAGTTTTGCTTTCAGGCAGCACTAGGAGAACCGCTAACTGTGTGGAAACAAAACTATGAACAATACAGACCTTACTTAGGACTCAACGATTGTGTTGATGCTTTATCTTTGTGTATAGACAACGAGGACTTGGTAGGATCACAAGAAACTTACAATGTTTTGTCTACCAATACTAGGCTGAAAGACATAGTTAGTTTCATAACAAAGGTTAAGTCTGTGAAGGTTAATTATGTTGATACGCCTTTGTTGAATCAACATTCGTATTTTGTTAATGATGATAAGATTAAATCTTTAGGGTTTTGTCCTGAGGACGATCTGTTTCATTCAATCTCAAAAACCTTGAAAGCTTTATCAGGCATAGACAATGCGTAAGTTATTGATTACTGGTGGTGCAGGTAAACTCGCTAGACAGATAATAAATAAGAACCGTGGTCAGTACAAAATTTATGCACCTAATAGAGATTACATGGATCTAACTTGCGCTGATTCAGTCAGAGATTATATAAGTAAGATCAATCCTGATATAGTGCTTCATGCAGGTGCCTACACCAGACCCATGAACAAGCACCAGGAAAACGCTGACATAAGCATAAAAACTAATATCATAGGAACTTGCAATGTAGTTTTAGCTTGCATGGAGCGCAGTTGTAAATTAGTGTACATATCTACAGATTATGTTTATCCTGGGACTGATGGAGACTATGACGAAAACAGCCCTTTATCTCCGTACACAGGCAATAACGATGGGCTAACTAAATACGGCTGGTCTAAACTTGGAGGCGAATGTGCGGTCAAAATGTATGATAATTCGTTGATTTTGAGAGCTTGTATATGCGACAAGCCTTTCCCACACAAGAAAGCCGCAACAGATGTCAAGAAGAGCTTGCTTTTTAATGATGAGGCTGCTGAGATTATACTAAAACTACTAAATGAAAAGGGTATAATAAATGTGGGTGGAGAAGCAAGAACTGTTTATGATTTTGCACATGAACACGACTCTACGACACAAAAATTAAGTAAAGAAGATATTGATGATGTCAACATTGCACCAGACACGACGATGAACATCACAAAAATGAGAAGCTTGATAAAGAAATGACACAAATAAGATTAAATTTAGGTTGTGCATCTAGGTTGCTCCCAGACTACATCAACATAGACATGGACTCATTGGATGAAATTAAGAGACGCTATCCAAACATCCAGGTTCCTGACAATATTGCTTTCTTGGTGGGTGATGCACTGAATTTAGATTTTGATGATGAATCGGTGGATGAGGTAAGAGCAGATGCGTTGTTAGAGCACTTCTCTTTTTTAGAAGAGCCTAAGTTTTTTAGAGAAGCAGCAAGAGTGTTAAAGCCAGGAGGTGTTTTGCGATTCTCTGTTCCTGATTTTGAAGACGCAGTTCGTAAGTGGTTAGATGCGGAAGACGATTGGAAGGACTTCTTTAGAAATGATGACGAAGCTATAGAAAACAAACATTGGTTTGGTAACTACTCGTACTCCACAGAAAACAGGTGGGGTTATTTAATGGCAAGTATTTTCGGTCCACAGAATGGAGAAGGGCAGTTCCACAAGAACGCTTACACGGAGAAGAAAATTGAAGCCATATGTCAAGTCCTAGGTTTTGGACAACCTAAGATAGATAGGTTTTTATGGAAAGGTGATCGAGACCTAATGCTTGAAGTTGAGATGAGAAAGTTATGAGTTTAGTTAGAGACAATTTAACTGTTATTGTTACGATTAGAAACCGTCGTAATACACTTCCTCGCGTTATGAATTACTACAAGAATTTTCCTGCGCGAGTTATATTTTTAGATAGCACTCAAGGCCCTGCTTATGAAAAAGCGTTCACTGCTGCACCTAACGAATATAGGCATGTTCCAGGTAAGACATATGTGCAAAAGATAAATGATTGTTTGCAGGAGGTTGACACAAAATACTCAGTGGTAGTTTGTGATGATGATTTTTTAGTTGGTGAGGGTCTTCAATATTGCATTGAGTTCCTAGAGAAACATGACAATTATGTTGCTTGCAGAGGACAAGAAGTTGCCCTATTAAATAATTTCATGAGCTTTGAGACTTTGGATTATTTGGTGGAGAGGTTTGATCTTTTTGAGAGCGATGATGTTAAGGAGAGAGTGTACAGAGCATGGACTTACTTTAATGGAGCTAATGTTCACAATATTATGAGAACTGAAGTTCAAAAAAAGATTCAAGAGTTTCATCTGCAACATGACCATTACAATGCAATGATGATCTACGATAAAACACTTACATTTGTCACAGCGTTGCATGGAAACATCGCCACCCTACCTGTTTTTTACATAGTTAGAAGCGATGAACAGGCAGCAACATCCTTAAATGCTGAGAATAGTGTTTATAATAATGAAGGAATTAAGGACGCTAAAAGTATAAAGAAGGACATACAGCAAGCCGCTGAAAAGATAACTGATTGGAAACCACACCTTAAATTTAGAAAAGATTTTTTGGATTTAGATAGTGAGGCTTTAGAGAAAGCAGCAGGGATCAGTAGGGATTTGATTGTGGAGATGCATCAGAATCTGTGTTCTGGAAAAGTTCGGGACGCTAGAATGCAGGAGATCATGAATGATAATGATATTTTTTATCCTTGCATGAATAAATTTCATGGTATGCCTCTCCTATTTCGCCCAGGTGCAGGAGGCGACCTATTAGGGCCTGAAGCCGCATACAACGACAAAGATAAAAAACATGAATACTTTACGAGCTTTAGAAACGGGGGTCAAAAAGCAAAGGACATGTATCCAGTTTTAACAGGAAAAAACTTATTAGCTTTGAATGACATAATTAAATGTGTAAAAAGATTTCCCCTATGAAAACACACCAAATTTTTAGTGACTTATGGAAGTCTAAAGAGAATGTGAAGACCAGACCTCATTATGTAAGAAACATTATCATGGTAAATGCTGATGAGTTTGTTGAAAAAGTATTGAATGCAGATGAAAGCGAGGCATCTGATTTAGTAGATTCCATTTATTCTGGTGATGCTTACATATTAAAAGATGCTTTTGGTAGCGAGTTTGTTGAAGATCTGAAACATAAAGTATATCAGTGGTCAATAAATACTGAAAATAAGTCTTATGAGATGCGTGATGGTTGCCCAGACTATCATTGTGTTTATGATACTCCTCAAGGTCCCGCTGGAGGCTACACTAGTTTAGAACACTCGTATGTCTTCTTTCGACATAACAAAAACCCTTTAAATGTTTTTCATCCTTTAGAAAAGTATTGGGCAGCGATTAAAGTTTTAAGTGGTCAAACACAAGATGCATACAAAAACAATGTTCCCTCTGATGGCTTGATTGATAGAATTACTTTTTTGCAATATCCCATAAATAAAGGGAAAATAACTAAACATTTTGATTCACCTAAAGCACAAAAGGTTTTGTTAGGTATGCTTATGTCTCAAATAGGTGAAGATTATGATTATGGTGAAAATGGTTTTTATCTAGTTGATAAAAAAGACAGAAGAGTACACCTAGAAAACTTGTGCAAAAAGGGTGATTTTATTTGCGTGTATCCCACTATGTATCACGGTGTTCCTACGGTGACAAAAATTGATCGTGGGCTTAGACAGAGGTGGGATAGTCCTGACGGGCGTTGGTATTTACAGTGCTATACAGCCGAATCACATGAGGTTGAGGGACGCGAATATTCTACAGCGGTACGAGACGAGGCTGGTCATGGACCAATGGCAAATCATATAAAGTAATGCAGACAGACCAGAGACTCACCATATTCGTTCCTTTAAAAGATAGAGTTAAATATACTCTGCGCTTCTTAGAGTACATGGCTCATGTTAAATGTCCGTATAAAATTATCCTAGCTGATGGTGGTAAAGATAAAAAAATTCAAGATTTGCTAGAATCAAAAGAGCACTTTCAGAATTTAGATTATGATTACTTACGGTATCCATATGATGAAAATGTTGATTTGTTTTATGAGAAGATGCATTCTGGATTATCTAAGATAGACACACCTTACACGATGATTATGGACAATGATGATTTTGTCCATATGGATGGATTAAATGAGTGCCTGAAAACACTAGAGGAGGGTGGTTGGTCATCATCAAGAGGAAGGATAGATGATATGCTAGGGAAAAACATCTACACGCTATACCCAGACTCCGTTAAGGGAGAAACATGTGCAGACAGAATATTAGATCAAACGAATCGGTTTCATGGTAATTGGCACAATGTTACACAAACTAAATTTCTAAAGGCTTGTTGGTCAATGATTAACATCGTAAAACCGACTAACTTCCGAGTTACAGAGCAGATTACAGGTTACTTAAGTATTTGTTGGGGTAACGGACATAGAGGTGATTTTCCTTGGTTAGTTCGTGATGATGGCGAAAGAATTGATACTGATTCAGGATCGTTGCAGAACCACTTCCCTCCGCAAGATGTGTGGTTGAACGCAGAGTATTGGCCTCAAGAATTCAATAAGATGGTTGATATAATAGGATCTTGCATTTCATATCATGATGATATTGATTTGGAGGATGCTAGAAATCTGTTCTATAATAATTATTGGTGTAAATTACCTGATCTAAAAGATTTAGTTAACAGGCGTGTGGAGGAAGCTAAAAAGTTGGGATACTGTAAGGATCGAGTAAGCAAACTATTGAAGGTGTGTAGTGAATATGACCTTAAGTAATCAAAAAATACTTGAAACTGTTAAAAGAGATGGGATTTGTGTCTTGGGAGATGATATCCTTAGCGAAGAGCAAAAGGAGTTCTTCCTATCTTCTTTAGACGAACTATCTAAAAATGACAGTGATTATAAATTTGGCAAGGCTTATAATACGGGAGGTCTTCATAATTGGGTAGGCACACCTGTCGCTGAGTTATGCACCAGCCCGTTAGTTATGGAGTTTATATCCACTTATTTTGATAGGCGCGTGGGTTGTGAGGTTTTCTTAACGCATGAATATAAAAATGACGAAGGTTTAGATCGAAATGGCTTCCTTCATTTTGATAGGCTTCACACTCTTAAGTTTTTTATTTACTTAACTGATTGCGATGAGGAGTCTGGTGCCTTTCACTATGTTCCTGGTTCTCATAAGACTGGTAAAAAACTAAGAGAGCAGGGCAGCTTATCGTATGTAGATGATTTTATTTCCAACAAGAAGGACTATGATGAAAAGAAGAATCGTTTGGAGGTCGATTTCCCTGAGTTGGGCTATAAGGCCTCCGACGCAGTACCAATAACAGGCAAAGCTGGGACAATGTTCATTTTCGATACTGATTTATTTCATTTTGGAGGTAAGATTGCGAACGGTAAAGAGCGAAAAGTAATGAGGTTGCATTTTAGATGAAGAAAGCGTTAGTGTGTGGAGCGGGAGGCTTCATTGGAGGACATTTAGTTAAAAGACTACTTGACGAAGGTTATGTAGTTGTGGGTGTTGATATTAAACCCAAAGATGAGTGGGAACAGATGCATGAAGATGCTAAAAATCTGACTCAGCATGATCTGAGAGTTCCGTTCATTGTAGAGAACTTAGTGGGAGTTGAAAAACCTCATGAGATCTACCAACTAGCCGCAGACATGGGAGGAGCAGGATATATCTTCACAGGGGAGCATGATGCAGATGTGATGCATAACTCTGCTATGATTAATTTGAATTTTGCTCACGCTGTAGCAGAGCTATCTCAAAGAAAGTTTGGAGCCATCAAGTGTAAAGTATTTTACTCCTCCTCTGCTTGTATTTATCCTGCACACAATCAGGAGGATCCTGACAACCCAAACTGCAAAGAAAATTCAGCATACCCAGCCGCGCCTGACTCGGAGTACGGATGGGAGAAACTATTCTCTGAAAGGATGTGGAGATCCTTCGCCAGAAATTACCAATTAGAAGTTCGCATTGCAAGGTTCCATAATATTTTTGGTCCTGAAGGCACTTGGGATGGAGGAAAGGAAAAAGCTCCTGCTGCTATGTGCAGAAAAGTAGCTATGGCAGAGGATACGCCCGAGGAAGGCTTGCTTATTGATGTGTGGGGTCCTGGAAACCAGACTAGATCTTTTCTTTACATAGATGAGTGCATTGAGGCAGTTAGAAGATTGATGGACTCCGATGTAACAGAAGTCCTAAACATAGGGTCAGACGAAATGATTACCATTAACGGTCTCGCCCAGATGGCAGCAAGAATAAGCGGTAAGAATGTAAAAATTAGAAACATTGATGGCCCTGTTGGCGTTAATGGTAGGAATAGTGATAACGAACTTATAAAAGACTTGTTAGGTTGGGCTCCATCCATGCCCCTAGAAGAAGGTATGAAAAAAACATACAATTGGATTTCAAAACAAGTAGAGCGTGTCTATAACATACAACAAGGAATTTGACTTATGCCCTTTTATAACTGGCACTGCACAAAGTGCGACATGGTGTTTGAAATTTTTCAAACTATGACTGAGAGAGACCAAGAACCCCCTACTCACTGTGAGGATTGTGATCCTCAATTAAAGGAGGAGGGTACTTTGAGACAAGTTCACTTCAAAGGCAGTTTGCCTAAGTTCAAGGTGAAGGGTGACGGGGCATACTACCCTGATAAAATGCAATGATGGATTTAGATGACCCGCCCCCGCCGATGCGGTTAGCAATTAAAGAATCAAAGAAATCAAACCATAGGTTTAAACTGGGGGCTTGTATAGCCCGAGGGAAAAGGATACTTGCGAAAGCTCACAATAGCCGTAAGACACATCCTAAATTTGGGTCAGGAGATTACCAAACTCTCCACGCTGAGAGTCATGCAATATACAAGGCTGTGCGACAAGGTATAAATCTTGAGGGCACAACACTTTATGTTTACCGTCACAATAATAACCTCGCTAAACCATGTCCTTGCTGCATGGGGTTAATCCACAAGTATGGAATAAAAGAGGTAATTTATAGTGGCTAATGTAAATTGACTTTTCTATTATAATATATGAATACAGATGTAATCAAAAGGTTGAAGACCGCAGGGCTTTTGTCAGAACAAGCCCATGACTTAGGCTTTGTTTCCACAGGCAGCTATGCCTTGAACAAAGTTATCTCTGGAAACTACATGAATGGCATCCCCATTGGGCAGATCAGCCAATTTCATGGTGAGTCCTCCACAGCAAAAACCGTGTTTGCCACACACATTTTAAAAGAGGCACAAAGTAAGGGTTATTACTCGATGCTTGTTGATAGTGAGAATGCATACAATCCAACTTTTGCTAAGACATTAGGGATTGATCCTGAGAAATTGATTTACTCCACACCTGAGACTTTAGAAGATAGCTTTCAGGTTATGGAGGATACGATTCTTTCGATTCGAGAAACTGATCCCGAAACTCCAATTGTTATTGCTTATGATAGTATTGCTGTTTCTCCTTCTAAGGTAGAGTATGATGCTGAATCTTACGACGGTAACAATATGCAGGGTGCGGTAAGAGCGAAAGCAACAGGTGCTTGTTTGAGAAAGATCAATCCCTTGATGCGTAAGCACAAGGTCGCTCTTATCGTTATTAATCAACTGAGAAGTAAAGTAGGTGTAATGTACGGCAATCCTGATACCATGGCAGCAGGAGGTCGATCTTTAGATTACTATTTGGGTGTAAACCTAAAGTGTATATCTAACAAAACTACCGACCTAATCAAAGACGATAACAAGCGGGTCATCGGTATTGCTGGGACCGTTAGAAACACAAAAAATAAAGTCTCCATCCCTTTCAGGGAGTGTGAGTTTGAGCTTATGTATGATGAGGGGTTGAACTCCTGTGCAGGGCTACTAAAACAACTCGTTTTGGATAACACCATCGACCAAAACGGTGCATGGTATAGCTGGGGCGATGTTAAGTTCCAGCGCAAGGAGTTTGATGAGAGCTTCGCTACATCAGAGAAGTTCGCTAAACTCAGGCTTGAGGTGGGCATCGAGCCCCAACTACCTGCAACTAAACAGCTTAGAGCCAAGTGAAAAATAAAAGCGTTTTAAGTTTGCAATACATAAATAAAGAGGTATAATATGGCGAAGAAAGACAGAGATGATAGCTTCTTCGGTGTTCTGAGCAACATCATAGACGAGGCCTTTTCCAAAGTGTTTACAGAAAAGAACGAGGACGCGAGACCTGCTGCTCCAAAGTACGCTTCTATAGAGGAGTACACAGCAGCGACAGGCAAGCGATTCAGAATCAGTAAACAACAAAAAGAAAGAGGCCTCTCAAGACAAGAAGCGTTCGCAGAAATTTACTTAATCGAGGAAAATTAATTATGATTCTAAACAAAGAAGAGCATCCCGCCATTTTCGCAGAGAAAGCCGCTTCGACGGTTTCTGAGAAGTATACCTTCATTCCTACTACTAGGATTCTGGGTATCTTGGAGGATGAAGGTTGGATCCCTACTAGTGCTTCACAGGTTAACTCTCATAAGGAGGGTAACAAGCAATTTGCAAAGCACCTTATTCGTTTGCGCCGTGATGAGGCTATCATGCCTGAAGTAAACAAGACGATTCCTGAGATTGTTCTTTTCAACTCTCACAATGGCAAATCTAACTATGACCTTCGTATGGGTCTGTATCGTTTCGTTTGTTCTAACGGAATGGTTGTGAGTGACCAAGAGTTCGGATCAATTAAGATTCGTCACATGGGTTACTCTGATGAGCAGGTCATTAAAGCCTCTCAAGAGTTCATTGATAACAGCACTCGCATTATGAATGTTGTTAACGAGTGGCAGGACATCAAGCTGGATCGTGACCAGATGCGCTCTTTCGGTCGAGAAGCCGCTAAGTTGCGTTTTGATGATCCTGATGACCTTACCATTAACACCGTCCTACAGGCCCGTAGAGGTGAGGATATGGGATCTGATCTATGGACTGTGTTCAACAGGACTCAGGAGAATCTGATTCAAGGTGGATTCCTTGTTACTGGTGGTCGCCGTAGAAGCCGTAAGATTACCAATATTGATAAGAATATTGACATTAACACTTCTCTTTGGGATCTCGCCAGCAGCTATTCCAAAAATTAGTCTTAATTAACCCTCAATAAGTGTACTAAATACTTATTGGGGGTTAATTTTTAATTATGCGTAAGAAATATTCGTTTAGACAGCCTTTGGGCAAAGATTTAAATGGTTTATACATTACTGCTGCACAGATGCAATTCTTTCTTAATCGAAGAACTGGTGAAAAATCTTTTTTAGAAGGGGATTCCACCTTCTTTGAATACTTTTATAAGTGTGCAGTTTATAACATTGTGTGGGATATGCTAGAGCAAGATCCTGCTTGCGCCACTCTTTTCTGGGATGATGACCAAGAAACAGTAGGCATCAAGTTTCCCATGAATGGAAAGGTAATGAAGGAACTAAAAAAGAAAAAAGTAGATTACTTTTTTGATGAGGACTAAGTATGAAATACATTAAGATGTTAGGTTTTTATTTTTTTGAGTTAACAGGCTCGATAATAAATCTCGCTTGTGCTGTTTTCGGGTGTTACCCATCTCTAGATTTAGGTGTAAGGTATCTGTTGATTCTTGAAACCAAACGAGTTCTTGAGGAGACCACATCGAGACAGGAGGACAGGGCTAATAAAGAAAAGAAAGCCCGAGATTTAGAGTTAGAAGCGAGAAATGGTTATGGGGAAGACATATAAAAACCCAAACGGAAAGCCTAAATGGAAGCCTAAAGGTAATAAAAATCAGGTCAAAAAGGCATTAAATTCTGCCGTAAGAAGGTCAGTTCGTTCGCAAGCCATCTATGATGATATAGACGAAGTGGAGGATAACTTTGAAAAATTTGATCGGAAACGATAGCGACCCCGTGCCTACATACAGTAAGGTCTTCAAGTTTGATGTTTCATTAGATAATATCAAACGAATGACCTCATTTATGATTGAGAAAACGAGAGAAAATGCCAAAAGAATACATATTGAAGAGACCAGTCCTAGATCAAAATAGGCTGCAAAAATACGCTAAAAAAATATTAGACGAATCTTCTGATGATCGACAGTTAGCGTTAGATGCTTACAGATACTTTAAAGATATGGTTGATGAAAACCCACAAGACTCTGTAGCTAAACAACAAATGACAGACTGCTTAAAATTAGCGCAGTCATCAAAGGCAAGTGCATTAAAAGTTATGGATTTGCTAATAAAATTTGAATCCAACAACAACAAAAACGAATCCGCTACACCTACTTCTTTGTTCAATAGGATAGAAGAGTTAGCCAATGAAAAGTAAAACTTTTAAGTTATTCTGTAAAGAGTTAGACGAAATCATCTCCGTTAAAAGTTACTCACATGAGGAAGAGGAGAAGGTTTACGGCGAATTAAAAACATATTTGTCTCAAGTACCAGCATCCTTTGGTGTCCTAGAGTACAAGAAAAAAGTAGTTGATGTTCTGTTGGTGGACGCTAGTTCATACTACACATATCTCGATTTTGAGGTGGATGATACCTTACTTAAAGATGTGGTCACAGCGTTGTACGCAACTATAATTCAGGCATACCCTCATTTTGAGTTTGAGTTTATTTGTAATGATATTAATAACTCTATTGCATTTGAGCAGATGAGAAGTGTGTTTAAAAAACATATAGAAAGTTTTGAAGAGGCTGCTGCTGCTACTAAGGTAAGGAAGATAAGAAACTTGTCTGATCTAATTAACCTATCTTACAAACTAAGTAAGGAGGTTATAGGGCAGGAAGAGGCTTGCAATAAAACTGTAGATGCTATTAAGTTGATAGCAGCGGGAATCGACAAGTTTAGTTCTTTGTTTTACATTGGACCTACAGGCGTAGGCAAGACTAAATTAGCTAAGATTTTGGGAGAGACATACTCAGGTAACTTCTTAAAGGTTAACTGTGGTGAATATTCTTCTGCTCACGATTATGCAAAACTCATAGGGGCTCCCCCAGGATATGTCGGACATACAGAGAGCAGTCTCTTGGGAGAGAAAGCAGAAAAATCTAACGCTTGGGTAATCCTTTTTGATGAGATAGAAAAAGCTAATGCAAAGTTTTTTGATTTCTTGTTATCAATACTAGATGATGGCACCTGTACAGACAACATGGGTAACACTTTGGACTTCTCTGAATCCATATTTATATTTACCACTAATGAAGGTGTTCAAGATAATAGATTAGGCGATACCAGAATGGGATTCTCAAAAGAAAAAATCACTTATGAAGGAAGCAAAGACATAATCTTGGACTCTATCAAGAAAAAGTTTGCTCCTGAGTTTATGAACAGAGTGGATCATTTTATTTTCTTCAACCGACTAAACGAATCAGAGCTATTAGAGGTTGCAAAATTAGAAATGAATCATTTACCTGTAAGAAAAACAAAGAGTTTACTCAAGTATGTGGTTGGTAATTCAAATCATGAGGAGTATGGAGCAAGAAACATAGCTAAGTTTATTAAGAATAATGTCTCTACATTAGTAGCTGACGCAATTTTAAAGAAGAAAATACCTACTGGCAAAGCTAGATACTATACCTTTAAGGTCCAAAATGAGGATCTTTATATTTCAAACATCGAGGAGAATACAGATGGTACGACTAGCAGACAGACTGAGAGCAAGAAGGAAGCGTAACAGAAATACAGAGAGCGCCCCAGAGGCTCCAGTCGTAAAAGAAGAAAAAAAAGAGAAAAAGACAAGCAAGAAAAAAGCATGAGGGCTATAATATAGCCCTGATGGGCATTACGCTCATCACTTGTTCTTTTATTTCTTTTGAGAGAGAGGCCGCGTCGAGCGGAAAATAACCTCTCTCTCAATTTTTTTAATGGGCAAGTAGCTCAGACAGGTTAGAGCGCGGTTCTTATAAAGCTGAGGTCGCTGGTTCAAGTCCAGCCTTGCCTACCAAAAAACAAGCCAAGATTAGCTAATCGTGAGGTTGGCTGGCAGAACCGAAATCTTGGCTCTTATCCCTGATAGCTCAGTTGGTAGAGCGTTCGGCTGTTAACCGAATTGTCCTAGGTTCGAGTCCTAGTCAGGGAGCCAACACAATGTATAGTTATATTTTTAGAAACAGGAAGAGATTAGCTAAAACATACGGGATGGTAGCCCAATCGGCAGAGGCAATAGACTTAAAATCTATCAAGTGTGGGTTCGAGTCCCACCCATCCTACCAATATAATTTGAATTAAAATGTACGAATATAAAATTAAATCCATCGAGCATATCGTAGATGGTGATACCTTTGATTGTATCGTAGACCTAGGCTTTAGCATTCTCCATAAGATCAGAGTGAGAATGTATGGAATTAACACGCCTGAGAGCAGAACAAGAGATCTAGAAGAAAAGGCGAGAGGATTAGCAAGCAAGAAGAGACTTATCGAACTTCTAGAGGAACATGAGGGTGATCTTATTTTACAAACTAATAAGAAAGGTAAGTACGGAAGGTACTTAGGCACTCTCCTTGTCGATGAGAACGGGGGAGACGGTGAGGAATACAAGAACATCAACAAACAATTGATTGAAGAAGGTTTTGCAGTAGAGTATTTCGGTGGAAAGAGGTAAGCACCCGTAGCTCAGTTGGATAGAGCAACGGACTTCTAATCCGTAGGTCATAGGTTCAAATCCTATCGGGTGTACCACTCTTTAGACTATAATTATTTTGTGCATAAGCTAGAATTTAAAATACACAGAAATTTAGACCAATATAATGAGCAAGAAGTAGAGTATTGGGTCTATGATGAGGTAGTAAAAGTTGAAAAGCGGCATAGTTATGTTGTTATAATGATGCAAGACCGATCAGCTATAATCCCAATGAGTTGGGTTTTGGAAGTTAGAGAACTGTAAGGAGTTATTATGTTAGAAGTTATTGTTAATTATCTTGATGGTAGTGTTGAAACATATTCAATCTTAACTTATCTAAAAGGAGAGCGGTATTGGCAGCTACTCACCAGCGATGGTGTTACTGTTAGTATTCCTGACCATGCGGTGAAAAAGATTGAAGTACATCAAGTAAATCGTCCTGATGCCGAATCAAAGTAAGTTAGACGAAGTTTACCTTCAAATGGCTGAAAACCTTTCTTCTCTTTCTCATGCAGAGAGAAGAAAGGTTGGATGCTTGATTGTTAAGGATACACAAATCATATCGGAGGGTTACAATGGAACTCCTTGGGGCTTTGATAATAGTTGCGAATATACTAATTATGTCGGTGAGACATACACTAAACCAGAAGTTTTACACGCAGAATCAAACGCAATCACAAAACTTGCTCGCTCTACTAATTCATCCGAAGGCGCAACACTATATGTTACTTGTAGTCCTTGTTTTGATTGTGCAAAACTCATAGTTCAAGCAGGTGTGTCTAGGGTCGTTTACAGAGAGATGTATACAAACAAGAACTGCATGGAAGCACTAGCCCTTCTATCAAAGGCTGGGGTAGTGGTAACACAGATCCAGAAACGCGAAAAAATTTCTGAGGAAAAGGCTTGACCCTCCCAGGTTTTGTGATATAATCCCCGCATGATTACGAACGAACAATGGTCTCTCATCGACCAAAAGTATGGCAAGCTGCTCACCACTATCTGCAACAACATTTCTGGAGACATAGCTATCGCTAGTTTTGATGATAACTTACAAGACTTGAGGATAGCTACCATGGAGGCTGTGGCTGGGTTTGCAAAGAAAGAAGGTAAACAGTTTGAGGACTTCTGGGGAACCACAGGGTTCAATAAGTACATGAAAACTTGTCTGTGGAATCTCAAAAACAAGAAGGGAGCTAGGATCAGCAAGAGATACAACATCAACAAGAACACGGTTGATATTACTGAGTATGATGAGATCTTGATGGCTGAGAATCAAGACTCCTCCAGCGTCTCCACATTCACTAACTTCTTTGAAGGCACTCAAGATAAACTTAGTGATGAGCAGAAAAATTTGATTAGCGCCGTGGAGAAGAACCCAAAACTCGTAAAAGGTAGTGGCACAATCAATGTGCGGCGACTCTCACAAGATTTGGGTTGTTGCTCCGCAAAAACCAAGAAAATCCTTGATTCCATTAGAAACCTTATAAACTTAGACCTATGAAAGACTTAGAAACACAACGACAAGAACTAGAGAAGAAGTACCACCGTATGTTTGAAGCGCATACTACAAAGTACAGTAAGCACATCGCAAGTGAGGG